ACTGTAGCTGTAGCTGTAAGTGTTGAGGAAGCTCACAAGGCTGGTAAGTTCTAAATAAAATTCCTGAATTATAAGGATTTTGAGGACTTTTGGATTTTTCCCAAGAGTCCTCTTTTTTATGTTAAAAACAAATGTGGACTTCCAACACGGCTATCAAGTCCACATCAAGTCCACATTCAAATCAAATGTGGACTTGAAATATGTCCTTGAAAATGTGGACTTACTATGTTATTATCATCTTACAAAAGAAAATGCAAACAAATGTTCTTTTGAAAGAGGTGTTAATATGAAAGATGTTCTAATAAAAGCAAGAACTTTATCAACTGGAAAAATTGTATATGAGTATCGTTTTGAAATTGCATCTGTTGACGGAAAAAGAAAATGGAAATCAAAATCTGGATTTAAAACAAAAACAGAAGCAAGAGAGGCTGGCAAACTTGCACAACAGGCATATGAACACGTAGGACAGCCAATAGAGCCTTCTAATATGTCTTATGCAGATTTCCTCGATCAATGGTTAGAAATGGATTGTAAGCTTAATTGTAAAGCTTCTACGCTGCAAGGATACGAGAAGAAGATAAGGTTATATATTAAACCTGCTCTTGGAGAATATAGACTTAAAGCAATAACCAAAAATAATTTACAAGATTTTATTACAAAGATGTATAATGATGGCTTCTCAAGAAATACAATTTCATCAGTAAAAGGATTACTCACAAAATCATTTGATTTTGCTCTTGATAGACATTATATTACTATGACACCTGCCACAAGATTAACAATACCAACAAAAATGCAGCCTAAGAATAAAACTCGCACGAAGAAACATGTATATATACCACAAAATATAATGAATAAAATATTTGAACGTTTTCCAGAAGGATCATCAGCATATATCCCATTAATAATTGGTTATCATACGGGGTTAAGATTAGGTGAAATTTATGCTCTTGTATGGGAGGATATTGATTTTAAAAATAAAACACTTTCTGTAAATAGACAAGTTCAGTGGGAGACTGGTGAAGAAAGAACAAAAGAAGAAAAGAAAAAAGCCAATGGAACATCAGAATCAAATGGCTTTTGGTATTTTAGCGCACCTAAATATAATTCTTACAGAACAATAGAAATAGATGATGTTTTAGTGGAAGCACTCAAAAAAGAATATAATAAACAGATCAAAGCTAGAGCATATTATGACGAATATTATAATAAATATTATTGTGAAAATAATATGGTATTTTCAAAAACAGACGAGGTATTACCAGTAAATAAAATATCGCAAAGTATCTCACAGCATATAGTTGATTTTGTGTGTAGAAGAGAAGATGGATCGTATATTTCACCTAGAACCGCTCAACATACATCCTATATAATCCATACACAACTAAATTTCCAAGAATACGATACACATAGCCTTAGACATACACATGGAACTATGTTATCAGAGAATGGGGCAGATTATGTTTATATTCAACGTAGATTGGGACATAAAGACTTAAAAACAACGATGGAAATATATACGAACCATTTGACTGATACGATTAAAGAAAAAGGCGTAACAACATTAAACAGCCTTTATATGTAATAATATGAGAATACACGAAATAGATTTCAAAGGACTTCAACTAAAACTCGTAGGCAAAGATAAAGATATTTTATTTATAAAGGATTATATTACACCATACTCGCAAAATGGTAATATAATTAATATCGACAAACTTATTGATGAAATAACATCACACAAAATATTTTGTTATGTCGAGGCAGACACGGAGGAAGATTTTAGAACTGCAATTGATATTATGTATATATTAAAACTTAACAGCCTTTTAATTAATAAATTAGAATATGTTCAGGCTTTATTTTTAACTGCTTATCAAAAAGACGATGGCAAAAATAAAGAATGGGTTGAAAGTTTTGATGAATTTATGAATGGTAGTATATGGTTAAACTATAATGAAAAATTTGAAGTATTATAATATAAAAGATTGTCTTATTATACCAGAGTTTAACTCAGTTAAACGAAGGAATCTTTAAAGAACCTATCCAAATCAATTATATATATAATTACACATCTGAAGTTCAGAAAGTATTTGAGTATGAATGTGAAGAAACAGGTATTTATGTCATTAATATGAGCGGCAGTGACTTTTATACACATTGCTTTATTACAGATAAGCGATATGCAGCACAAATAGCGGCTATGTCCAACAATGGAGTAGCGACTAAAATCCAATGCACGAACCAGTATAAGATGTATAAAGGACACAAATATAATATTGAGTTATGGAATGCCACATTTCAGATGTATAAGTATTAAATTTACTGATAAATAATCATTATTTCGGCAATGATCCAGAGTTTAACTACAAAATTATCACTATCGTCATTTAAAGTCGTCACTCTTGGTGGAAATACTAATTTAAACGACCTTTCAGAATGTGGGATATATTCAGTAAGAGGCGGCTTAAATTCACCTAGTGGCGACTGGGTAATAATGATGGTTTTACCGATAAATAGAGATGTAGCTTTTATTAATCAAATTTGTTTTGCATTAGGTCATGCTAGACCATTTGCAATAGCATATGCTTTTGGCTCGTGGACTGATTGGGTGGAGTTATAATTTTTAGTTATCATTATAACAACGACTAAAATGTGTATTTATTTTATTCCATAAACCTGATATGTAGAATAGCTATATCCTTTATTATAAAAGCCGTGTAATGTTATATAAGTTGGTTTTATATTCATACTACATGTACCAATATAAGATTCTGATGAATATCGTATGAATCCAAGATTAATGCTGCCGATTAATTTTAAAAGATCGACATTTATTATCTTAGAATCATTTACGGCACAAATTAACAAGTATTTATAACCATCGCAATTAAATTTACAGTTTTTATTATCATCAATTAACAAATCGATTTTATTAACAGTTAAACTCTGGCATAATTATTAAAATCGTAAAAAATAGGGTTAGCTTTTTTTAAGCTAACCCTAAAGTTTTATTCAATTTTTAAAACTAATTTACCATGTATATAATATTTTGGATTTTCTTCTTTGTAAAGTTTCCAACGGAGAATATCGTCTAAAATAATGCATATGCCGGACAATAATAACCATATCAAAGAAAAGAACAAATTTATCTGACCACCAACGAAACTTAGTGGAAGAGAAGAGTAATTCCATATACCTAAATTATTTTCTATATTCCAATAATATCCACCAACAGCTTCAGACAAAGTGGCAATCATTGAACCTACAAAACATTGCAATATGAAATCTGTATTCATCTCGAACAAATTGTTGATTAATCCTATAGCAATACCAATAAAACCAGCTAATATAAACATGCGCCAATCGGTTAATTTGCCCTTGTATATACATTCAATGACAAAATATATAGTTCCATAGATTATAAACAATATGCTATACTTTATTAATTTTCTCATATATCTCCAATCAATTAATTGAAACTAATTTCTGAATGACTTTCTCACTCTGTGTCATAATCTCATTATATTTATCTAAATACTTACCAGTTAAATCTGTGCCATAATAAATATTCTTTATCAAATCAATATCTTTTACATTGGTTACAGATTCGATATAAAGTTTTAACTGATTAAAGTATGTTTGATTTTTCGTCAAATTCATCTGTTCTTGCATATAAATAGATGCAATATCATCATATGTATACAAAGAACACGATTCTCCATCAGCATGATAAGGAACTTCTAATCCAGTGGATTTTGCCAAGTTCATTGCATTTAAAATATTGGACTGGTCTTGAACTGTGTATGAATACTTTTTACCATCTGATGTGGTAATACCATTTTCAATAGTAGTTTCACATGCATCTCTCATTTCATAAATTTTATTTTCTTTTTCCATATTGAACTCGGCAAGTTTTTGTGCAGCTAATTCCTCTTCGGTTGGTTCTGGAATAGGTTCTGGATCAGGAACTACTGGTTCAACATAAACTTCACCAGTTGATAAATAAATAGTATTTTCTTCATCTGTGTCTTTGTATTTCGTTGTAAATAATGAAAAATCCCCCATAACACTTAAATTGTGTTCATTAAGCAATTTAAATCCAGACAAATAAAATTTTTCTGATGGGATAGAAGTAAATTGTATTTTTACGATGTTTTCTCTTAAAAATGATAATTGTACATCATAAATAGTATCGTTATTTAAAAATCTTATTTTTTCCATGTTATTAAATTCCTTCTTTCTTTTAGATTTAATAACGAAAAGATATTAATTTTTTCTTTGTATCTAAGAATTTATATTTTAAATTTATGCCAGAGTTTAACTAATGTTAATAATTCAAAGAAAACGCATCTCAGATTAGTACTGCCAAATATTGCTGCTGACGCAAAAGCTGTCTGCGATTATATAAATAAAAATTATTTACTGGGACAATTATCTCCTGCAACTACAGTTGATTTTGATGTAGTAGCGTCAAATGCAGATTGGTTTTCTGGTACTTTGTCCACGGATACCACTACATTATCCCCCGGAAGGACTGTCTGGGGTATTGTACAACAGAGAACTTCATCAGCAGAAAACAGTACTTTATATAAATACTTTGCAAGTGGAACAGGAGGTGCTGGTACAGTATCCCCTTTTAAAAGATTTGAGGATGGCTATAATACTGGCTATGCTGCTGGTCAATCAGCAGGTGTTCCTAGTGGCAGTTGTATAGCAGGATGGCGATCAATAGACAGCTATTCCAATGGACAGTGGGTAACAGGATGGGTCGGTGTAAATCCCAATTTTTTCACAGTAAATAGTGCCGGTATAGTTCCTACAAAAAATTTTACTGCTACAGTATATTGGCAAGGCTATAACAAACGTGACATAGACTTTTTTTCTAACGGTGCAATGGGACATCGAGACAACGGTACCAGCTTAGACGGCGTGCGAATGAACTTTTACGCAGGAACACAATGCGGTTTTAAAACCAACGATAGCGGTGGTGGAAGTCTCGGAGCAGGTTTCATTGTTCTTAATTAAAAAATCTTATTATTACAGGTGGTCAAAAGGTTGATAATACATGGGAATACTATATAAGCAGAATCTCTGTTGCTTAAAAAACTACATTGCAACAATCCAAGACAGATTTACGCCGTCAACGCTCGTAAAATTTGCGTCAGCTTTATATATGGAAATTCCAAATCCATGTACGCTTCTGTTTTCATAGTATATAGCTGTGCAATCGAGAACATTTGAGTCAATGCCAATAGCAACTGAATAATCATATGATGGCATTTCTTTATCAAAAACAACATTTGCTTTCAAATATTGAGGACTTTCATATGATACTCTAATTCGACCACATCTGAATATAGGAATGTTAGTTAAACTCTGGCATATTATTAAATATAATTCTTAAATTTTATCATATAGATAAATATATTCTTATATTCTAAGAATTATGAACAAAATCCTTTTAATCTAACGGTTTGTTCTATTTTATTCTGGTCTGTTAGTACATAACGATTAACACTCTGTAAATCAGTATGTCCTAACAATTTTGCAATGATGCCTATGTCAGTATCTTTTTCTGCTAATCTTGTAGCAAAAGTAGCTCGTAGAAGATGTGGGTGTATTCGTACAACACCACTTTTCATTCCAACCTTTCGCATCATTGCTTCAACACCACTTTTATGAATTCTATCATTCCGTTTAAATGACTTAAACAGTGGAGTATTATCAGAATATTGCATAAATGCTCCATTAAAATTAATATCTTTTCGTAGTTTTAAATATTCATTTATTCGCATCATTGTTTTACCAGAAAACGATACGATTCTTTCTTTATTTCCTTTTCCAAGGATTTTACAATTATAATTTCTAAAATCTATATCAGATAGATTTATTCCGCATAATTCGCTTACACGGACACCTGTATCCAATGAAAATTGAAAAATTGCAAGATCACGTGTATTTGTACAGTTTATCTTAAGCAATTCAATTTCTTCATCTCTGAGAGGAACTTTAACACACTTTTTATATTTTACAGGTTCGATTATTGACATAGGATTTTCGAAAATCTTTTTATGTTTGTACAGATAACTAAAAACAGAAGATAAGTATTTTCTCTTACTGTCCATAGTAGAATCTTTTACATTATGTATTTTTTTGTATTTTGCTAAAAAAGAGAGTACATCATCACTTGTAATCATGTTTAACTCTTTGTGAGAAAAGTCGCACAATTGATTAACTACACGTCTATATTGATCAATTGTTAAATCTGATTTATTACTACTCATTTTCCCGATTTTAAAATATTCAAATAACAAATCTGTTGTATTTCCATTCGTAGTAGTAAGCTCCGTAGATGTTATTTGCTCAACAGAAAAATTGTTCGATACCATCCAAAATTTTTCCTTCAAAAATTTCAAATCTTCACCATTAAATCTTTCCATACATTCATTCATATACATCATTATTAATTCGTCTTTTGCACTTGTCATATAAATACCTCCTAGAACATATGTTTGTTTTTCTATTTGGTTATTCTCTTTTTATATATGGAAAATAATGGAAATCGAATAAATGTTCGGAAGGATTTATAAATGAATTTGAATTAAACCAGAGTTTAACTGAGATAAACAATAACATTCTTATGATAAATCTACCACAATCTGATTTTACGTGGTCAGAGTCTTATGTATGGAGAAAGCCATACACTATACCAACTGGGTATACACTAGAAGCCATAGAAGTCTATGCCACTAATGGAGACGCTACACTATCGGGTGTGTATAGATTTATAGATGGTAAAATGTGCATATGTGTTACAGGTACGTACTTGGATTCTACGAAATGGACTGTTAAACCTATAAGTAAGAGTTATAATTTTATATGTAATCTTAAATTAAGAAAGAATAATTAACATATCATTTATAATGCCAGATTTAGATCGTATTTGGTGTATACGCATATACATCAGCATATCCACCTGCGCTCGCAACATGTGTGGTAATAATATCACCTTTAAAAGCTCTAACACAGCCACAAATTTCAATAATATTATTCGGAGTTCTTGTAGTCAAGTCAGCAACTTTTATCCCGTTTATCGAAAAAGATGCTCCAGTGTTAGCTTTGTTTGTTGTTTTGAGCGTATAAACTAATAAAAAATCTCTAGATAAAGGTGAACCACCATTAACTAGAATCCCTTTTGTGCCTTTAGCTGGATTTTTTAAGTTAGTTAAACTCTGGTTTAACTGTGTGCACTGATCTTGCAAATTCTTTCCTGCCGAAGCAGATAAAGCATATTCATCATTATCTGTTGCAAGAGAAGAAGTAACGCCTTTCATTGCTCCAAATCTATATTCAACTGTATCTGTGTCATCAGTTCCATCGCCCATATGAACTGTCTGTGAGCTTGTCCACCTTGATAATAATTTATATCCACTACTCGTAAGTATGTAATTTTTCATTTTAGTAAAGCCACTTGCAATACTCATATAATTTCCTCCTATCAATATTCTTGTTGCCAAATTACTTTGTCTTTCATTTCAGACTCTGTTGGCTCTGTTTGCTTTGTAATAATTGGGTTATAATATTCTTTCTTAATTTGACACAAAGAATAAATTTTTTGTTCCCATGAATTTAAAAGAGAAGCAGTAACACTATCTATCTGGCTATTATTAGATAATAGGGTTACTGCTTCTTGATATTTTTTTTCTTTTATTAAGCTTGTATGTTGATTGTATATATCTTTATCATCAATAGATATATCATTTCTCAAAGTAGGATAATAATCACTTAAAACCATATTTCTCCTCCTAGTATTCCTTTAGCCATTCGCTGCCTTCGTTTAGCTTGTATGCGTCAACGTCAGGTTGTTCTTTCTGAATAATAATTCTTTGAGAATAAAATATCTCTTTTGCTAAATCGTAGATTCCAAGTTCAATTTTATTAAAAGATTCACAATTAACACCATGTGGCTTTAATATTTTTTCATTATCTTTTGCATATTGAAAAGCTGCAACATTGTCACCAGAATCTCTCAATCTGTAAAATTCATCAATTATTGGAATCACTGTACTATCAACATTTTTATAATTTGATAGTGTAAAAGTCATTTTCTCTCCTTTATTAATCGTAATATAACGGATAAAATCTTTGTAAAGTGATCGTACTAATGCAAGAACTCAAGTTATGCGATATTCCTTTTACTATATATTGTTTAGGTGTATCATCATCTATCTTTTGATATTCCACCTTTTGATTTACGTCTAGCCAAGGAACAAGTTTTGTGGAAATTTCTACAGTATCATTCATGCTAGATGATTTCCTATTAAAGTAAATTGCATTTTGTTCTGCAACAGAATTAGACATAATATTATCAAATTCATCACCAGTTTTTACATCCAACACTTCTTTGATTTTTTGAACTGTATATGGACTATCATGTTCTAATCTTAGTATTACATTTTTACAATTATATTTATCTTCGAAATATTTTTTGGTATATTTTTTATCACTTAAATTGCCAGTTAATACACATAAGGCATGTGGCTGAAACTGTCCAAGATAATATGAAATGAATGTTTCTTCTTGTTTTCTAATCATGATTGTATTTACTTCGTTTGCAATAATTGTATTTTGTGGAATTGGATTAGAGGTATATTCTTGATAAATTGGAATTTGACCAAGAGAATTAATATTGAGCATTGGATTTGCTATATTCGTAGATTTTGGTTTAAATGCAATAATCTCATATTCTGAATATGAATCATATTTGTCTAATGTTAAATTAAACACATTTGAAGAAACAACACAATTTTCATCTGCATTTCTATCAATCTCATATGATTTTCCAAAGACTTCGGTTACATTTTTGATAGAAGAGAGAGTATATGTTGTATTTTCTGTACTTTCAGCTACCAAAATCTTTTGAATGAAATTATTATCAAGAACTATCGAATCATTCTGGCAAGAAGGAATCATATTACAACAGAAGTTATTATATACATCAAAATATGATTGTACATTCGGATATAATTCTGTAATGTCAGATACAATATCTGCTTGAGTATCCCCAGCAGAGAATTCTAAATCACTTGGTAATTTATTCCAATCTGGATTATTTTTTCTATATTCTAAATAATCATTAGGATTTGTAGATTGCATCCCATAAAATTCACCAATATCTTCAATCAAAATCTTATCTGTAATTTCTTCTGAAACAATAAAATTTCTCAAAACTTTTTGAATTGTTGTGATATTTCCATCCGAATCTTTTTGCTCAATGATAACCGTAGCAGCACCACCAACTTGTCCATTGCGAGTTCCATCCATTTTAGCAAACCAATCTTCTAATGTTGTAGTTAATGTATTATTAATAGCATCTTTTACGGTACTGCTATCTGTAATGATATATGTTCCGCAAGGATACCAAATATAATCACCTTTTCTAAAACTAAAAATTCCAACCTCAAAAACAAAATTCAGTCTCATATATAAGTTCAACCAATCTTCAACTTTTTTGATATCATATACTGACACCGTAATCTTTCTCCTTATATTATCATCAGATGATACCGTATAAGTATCTGGAACGATATTATTTGCAGTATTCAGCACATTTCCTAAATTATCTTGTATAGTAAATCTATATTGAACGTCTAATTGTGGTTGTAATAATATCTGTTTGTCTAGTTCAGTGATAGGATATATCATCAATACCACCATTCCTTTCCAACATCAGATAATCCACAATCATATAAATCTTCTGGATTATTAACATTCCCTATTTCAACCCAGTCAAATCCTATTTTTCTTAAATCATTATGTCCGTCTGTCGTATCAGAAATATCTCCTGAAACACTGATAAGCCAAATACGTCCATCATAAAATTTAAGAATTTTTGGTTTTCTATTGAAAAGCCAATCCTTTACATTGTTTCTATAATCAATTCCAACTGATATATCAACTGTTAGATTTTCTTGATCAAATTTAATAAAGTCACCTGCAATAGAACCTTGTTCATAATTGGAAATACTATTATTTGTAACACATGGATAACGATTATTGTATAAAGAAAGAGCAGAAGAACTAGACGGTCTGGTAGAATCCAAATCATCCATATTATATAACGTTCCGTATATATTATCTTTATCGCACACATACATTCCGTTAAACTCTGAATGAATTGTTTCGGTTACATATGTATTTTCAATTCCATTACATACAGATACGACCATATATTCATAATCTTTATTACTTGGTCTGAAAAAATCTTTTTTAGAAACTTTAAAATCTTCAATTTTTTCAATTTTTATAGCATAAAGCGGAGTCCAATCAAAAGTTCCGACTTCCCTACATTTAATTAATACATAATCAGTATTACTAAGTGAAAATCCTGAATTACCAGCATCAACAGTATTGTCATCAAATTTGGCATTTAAAATGGTATCATAATCCCATTCATCATATCCATTTTCTACTTTCAAATCTGGATTTTTGCTGACAAACAGTTGATCAAAAGTTCCATTCTCTATATATATGTTTTTAACATCTTTTGCCATAGTAGGAGATGGATCAACTGTGTATCTTGCTCCAAAAAATGTTGTACCTAAAAATAACATAGCATCCGCCTCCTTATTTAATTTCTATATATCCATTATCTTCATAATATGCTTTTAAGCTATATAAATCATTTTTTCGTTTTACTTCAAATACAATAATATAATTGTTAATATTATCAAGAGTGACTTGAGATGAAATAACATTTGAGTTTTCATCAATAATTTGATTAGAACTTTCATCAATTATCATTACATTTGGCAATTTAACATATCTATAATAAGAACCTATCACAGAATCTGCTTTTAATACGCAATAATAATTCAAAGCTATTTTTTTTATTGATAATTCTACATTGCCAGATGAAGTTGAAGTCGTATATCCAAAGAACGGAGTGTCTAATGGTGTTTTTCTTGCTTTTACAAACATTGAAAAGTTATCTGAAAAATCAAATCCACTTATATAAGTTACTTTTTTATTATCAAGTATGATTTCGCCATTACTGAACTCTGGATCTCCACCTTCTATAATGTAACCAATATCAATAATATTACAATCAACTTGGATATACCCTTCGCATTTATTGTTCGAAAGTCGAAGCAACATATTGTTAGGCTGCACTATATAATTAACATTAATTTCGCATAATCCAGTATCAAACTCCATATTGTGTAAAGATGTTCCTTTACATTGAACATAATATGTAGTCAGATTTTTTAATCCTAAAAATGTATACGAAGAATCGTTTAAACTATAAAAACTATTTGATTTGGTCACTAAATTTTTCTGTAAATCGTATAAATAAAATGTAAATTCTTTTATAGGATCATTTTCAGCTTGTCTGTATGATAATGATAGATTGATAGAAGCTTTATTGATTTTACTTGTAAAATTTGAAAATGAAGCAATTGGGATAGAATAACAATAAAAGATAATCGGCTGAGATAATTCACTAGAATTTCCATCAAAATCAAATACTTGAACTTGCGCTGTATATTGCCCAACTTTAATTGTATTTGCTGGCAAATCATAACATAATTTCATCCCAAGCTGTGTATTGTCTAATACAGTTTCAAAAGTCTTATTGTCTACAATAATAATTCTCTTTTTTTCAATCTGATTTCCGCTATAAGAAAAATAAATATTATTATTTTCAGAAGGATCAAAAGTTGATATTAAAGATAGAGTAGGGGTTGGCAGTGTAGCCATTTTAAATCACCTCCTAATATTCTTTCAACCATTCATCATCTGTAACCTGATCAGAAGGCTCTGTTGAATCTATTTTAAAACCATGCCCAGCAGAAGACGATGAAGGAATAGCCCATGTTCCATCTGCTCTAAAAAATTTGTCTTGGCTTCCTTTTGTTGGAGCAGGAATATAACCAGCAGTTCCATTTGCTGAAGCAGTTGCACCTTTAAAGGCAGTCCATGTATTGTTATCGGCATTGTAACTTAAGCACACCCAGTAAGTTCCGTTATATGTAAAAACATGTGCTATATTATTGTAAAAAGCTCCTGCGCTTGTATAATTTAAAGCACCTATAACACCATTGCGTGTAAAAGCTATAGTTTTTGCTCCTGTATTATTTACATTTAATGTAAGATTTCCGCTAGACGGATTAGTTGTAGTTGTATCTGTAAATTCTACAACAATTGTCGCCCCAGGTTTAAGCACAAAATTCGCAAGTGTAGCAACTTTAGCAGTAACGTTTCTTGCAGTCGAACATGTCGCAAGTGTGAGAGTAGACATCACTGTATTTAAATTTGCTTTATCGGTTGAACTCATCAAACCATTTGCAGAAGTTGTTGCTGGTGAATAAATTGTATTTGTATCCTTGTAATATGGAACACCATCGATAATTGGACATGCAATATGTCCACTATTGGATGTGACAGTAGATGTGGTTTTTACTCCACCAAGAGTAGAAGATGAAGCAGTTGGTAAACTATATTTATTTGCGCCACTAGCAATACCGGCTAATTTTGTTTTTTCATCTGTGGTATAATCATTAGTTGACAATCCTTTCCCAGAAACTATATCAACCTTTTTGTCAAATTTTTCATCTAGTTTATCCAATAAATGATCTAATCCATTTAGGCTTAAAATAGAATCTTGTGGCATTTATTCATCTCCTTTTATTAAATAATGCATCTATTTCTTCATTTGTAATATATGATATGTTTTCTTGTATATAGTTTGGAATAGAAGAAAACTCAATGTTAATTGTTTTTCCGTTTTTGTTTGCAATTAAAATTGTATCATCGGAAACAGATGTTTCTATATCATATGAATCTATTCGCTTTTGTGGTATTGGCATAATGTCTCCTTTCTCACAGTTTAGCGATAATCAACTTTCTCTGTTGATTTCCATTTATATAATGAACCAAACATTTGTCACCAGATTTAAAATTAATGTTTGTTCCATTTTTTACATTGTACTTGTATGAATCAATTGACACAGTATAAGAATCCTCATTTTCAGAGACTATAATCGCCTCTTTATCTGAATATAAATGGGCAATTTTCTTATCTACTATGCGAATAATCTCGTCAACAAGCTTTTCAATTGTTTTATTATTATTATTATTCATTACAATTACCTACCATTTGCACTATAAGTATATATTTACTTAAGATCATCTATTTCTTTCTTAATTTTTAAATATTTTCGATACTCTTCTGGTGTGCAGTTATCTAAAAATTTTTGTAACTTCATTTTATAGCTATTGAGCATTTTATCTGTCTGGGTTATAATTTCTTTATAATTAAGCATAAATCCTCCGAGGTGATTAGTATGGATATATTCAGCAATGATAAAATCAAATGGGAAAAGCAAATAAGAGAATTTGAAAAAGAATATTTGTCATTGACAAAACTTGAACAGATTCCAATTTATGAAATTCATTTTATTAAACCAACAAACGATATATCATATTCCATGCAGATCATCAATTCATCAAAACCATACATATTAAATGTCAATATGGGATTTATGTACCTTACTGATTTCGACTACAAAGAAACATTAGTGCATGAATTTACTCACATGATAGATTATTCGACTTTATTATTAGATAAAGACGAAAAATTCAGAAAAAATGTATTGTCTTTATATTCAGAATTTCATGCTACATATGAACAGTGCAAATATATTGCACAAACAAAAAAATCTATTGACGATAAAATAATATACTTTTGTAATTTACTTAATGAATCAATTATAGAATATAATAATAACCAAACAATCCGTAATTGGAAAGCTATTGAGGAAGCATATATGTATTATTACGGAGCAATAATAGCTTTTAATGAATCTTCCATTAATAAATATGCGCCACAAATATTTGATTGCGAACTTGATTGGAGTATGCATTCGTTTTATGATATGATCAATATGAATTTACCATTTGATTTAATCGCTGATTTCTTAAACAAAATAAAAAAATTAAGTGATACGATAATAATAGCGAAGACATTAGATAAAGGCGACTATTAATTTAGTCGCCTTTATTTTATCTCTTCCTTCTGCTAAGTTTCTGGTCAACAATACCTGCAAGCTGCCTGTCAAGTTCTCTTGCAAACTGATCAACATTCGGTACTTCGTGTAAATGAATTTCTCCAATAGATACTTTATTATCTACACTTCTGTTATCATAGTTGACATTTTCAGCATTCTTGAATAAATCCCTACACATATTGTCAGACATAGTATTCATTGAATACATATAATCAGGATTATCCTTTATAAAGTTAGTAAGCATATTTTCATATTCGTAGTGAATAGGTTTAAGGATACTTCCGTCTTTACGTGTTATAACATCTGAATCTGACAACTGTTCAACATTACCTTGGTTCTTAAGAATTTCTTTAGTCTCATTCGCAGGAATTACTTTTTCGCCACCTTGGAAATTGTAAAACTGTTCGCCTTTTGCAAGGTCGATTTCACCATTGTTTCTAATAATAAGTTCAGGATTCTCTTCAGAAACAATATTCCATCCTTTTTTCGCATTATCCGTACCAGAAGCATAACGTTTGTATACGCCATTACCACCATAATTAACAATATTGCTTGACGCTTCACCTCTCGTCACATATCCCTTTTTCCACTTTACAACAAGATATTTTCCACCAACACTAATAACACCATCTCCACCAAGCATTCCAATCTTACTAGAAGCTTGCCCATTTGTATTAAAAGTACCAAGTGTTCTGTATATCCAATAATGTTGTACAGTATCTTTTTTGGGTTGTGATGGTTTGCTTACAGAACTAACATTTCCACTTGAACCAGAATAACCATTAGAACCACCAGAAGTCTGTGCTTTTGTTGCCTCTGCTGCTTTAACAGCATTTAGTGCAGATATTTGTGCATTTGCAGACTGCCATGCCATATCAGAAATTGACTTTTGAATATCATTATACTGATTTCTGAAATCGTTCAATGTTGAAAGACGACCATTAAGAACATCTGCTTCCCAACTCTGACCAAGTAACATTTTTGCGTACATATCATCAACACTGTTACTATATTCATCAGTAAGCGACTGCCACTGTTCCTTGAGTTTTGTATAATATTCTACTTTTTCTTCATAGGATTTTATAAGCTGTTCATTATCATTAATCTGAGACTGAATTTTAAGATATTTGGTTTTAAAGTTTTCAATATCAGAAGTTCTATTCATAAGGATAAGCTTTTCGTATTCCTGTCCCCAAAGTTCGATAGCAAGTTGTTCGCTTACTGCTTTATCCCAAGCATCAGGAATTTCATTCCACTTTTCTTTATACTTCTCCAAAATATCAATAGATTCTTGAATTTTATCTTGTTCTTTTTGAAGACTGTTAATTAATTCTTCATTTGTAATATCATCAAGGTCTTTCTGTGCATCACGAATAGCTTCATTATCAGTATCGTATATATATCCCTTGCCTTCTACATATAACTTACGAGTACGCTGCTGTTGTGCTTTCTGTAAGGCATAAAGTGCTTGTTCTTTTCTATATTGCAAATCTAAAGCATCATTTTTATCGTTTAAAGCATCTATTTGATCTTGCAATAAATCCTTTTGCTCATTCAATCTGTCTATTTCTTTATCATAAACATTCGATACAGCAGATAGGATTTTATCATAATTGTCTTTCTGGTCATTCAGAATATCATTTTGATCATTGAGTGCATCTATTTTTGCTTGCCAAGCATCAATTTCTTTCTGCAATCTTCTTGTAATAGCAGATAAAGCACGATCATATGCGTCTTTCTGTTTTTCCAACATTGTCTTGGTATAATCATACCAGTCTTTATCAGAGATTTTACCAGAATTATGCATATCTGCAAGCATCTTAGAAACGGAATCACAGTATTCCTTATAGGACATTTTGCTTGCATCCAGTTTCTTATCATAATAGTCCATCATATCATCACAATATGACTTATAATATGATTTCAGACCTTTGTAGACTTCTTCCTCATACTTCCGATAATCGTCAAGGTATTCTTCTTTTCCAGCAAAATATTTTTCATTTAATGCTTGTACGCCATTGTAATACTGTTCCTCTGTGATGTATTCCATCTCAAGATTGTGTTTGAGAAGGTCATATTCAGCTTGGAAGGCTTCTTTGAGTTCGTCTTTGGATGATTTGGATGATGAGCCTGATGAAGAAGATTTCTTTGCTATAGAAGCAAAATTACCAGTAGAGATAGTATTCTTAGTTGACTGTATCAGCTTTAGTTTAGTATCCAAACCTTTCATGACATTTTCTGTTGCAGTCTTATCTTTTGCTGATGCAGCCGAAATCTGAGCCGATAATTCCTGCGCCTGTGCTGCTGTCATAGCTGCCTGTGCAACACCTTCATATGAACCACTTAATTGAGCCAAACTACTCATAAGAGCAGCGTTACCAGTGATGTAATTTGTAGTTGACTGTGCTGCTTCGCCATTGGCAATAGCTTGTAACTCTGTCATAGCTTGAGTAACGGCAGTAGCCTGTGCTTCATCAAGTTTCGCTTGTGCTAACTGTGCCATTGCGTCCGCATTAAGTGATAACTGTCCATTCTCTACTTGCAAACAAGCAAGATATTCATCACTAAGAGAGAGTAGTGATTGAATCGTGTCGATAGATAACTGACCACCATTAGAGTTATATTCCTCTACAGCAGAGTTTAGGGTGTCGTATGCTGACTGGATAGAATCTATTGCGGAGTTGAGGTCGGAGATCTGCTGTTTGAGAATTTCTGCGTCTGGAATTTCGAAGGAAGTCTGTGCCTCATGTTGAACATCGCTCTCGATGTTTCCTTGTACAATACCCAGTTCAACTAATAAATCAATTAACTTTTGTACTTCTTCAGAAGAATTGTCAGTGCAAACTCCATATTCGATAGCCTTATCAATTAATTTATTAAAAGCTTCTTCGCCTTCTTGTACACCTTCTGTATTAACCATATCCAAAAGGTCTGTAGCGGAATACTGTTTTCCAATTTCTTCTGCTTCATCTTTGAGGTTATCTGTATTTGCGTTAATAGCAATTTCAAAATTCCAATTTGCAAATTCTGCTTGTAATTCAGGATATAATGACTCAAAATATTTTTTGATGTTTTCATCAGATTCAGAAGCTGTTATTCCAGATGTAATAGCGTCCATAAATTCTTGTCTTGCTTTTTGAATTTTTTCAGTATCACCAGAATTTTCAGCGTCTTCTAATTCGGCTCGTTTTCTAAGAATAGTAGCATACTCATCGGAATATTCAGAATCATATTTAATCATTCCTTCAATGTATGTCTTATAAGTTTCCTGATGCTTTTCTAATCCTTCATCAAATTGATTCTTTATGTCGTTGATACTTTCGACAGTTTCTTTTCGATATTCCTCCCAAAGATTTGAAGGTATTTTTTCTCTTTCAAATATTTCCTTAGAAACATCCATATAATCTTGAAGAATATTATCCAATTGTTTTTTAATATCATCTGGTGTTCCAGTAACATTAAACATTGCAAATGTTTTATCGAGATTATATTTTGACTGAATCGTTTCATCTATCTCTTTCTGAATTTCTTGTAATTCGTCAGAAAGATTCGCATTTTGCATATCGTTGAACGAAACAGTTTGTTTGGTCTCCATATAATCTATAGCTTGATCAAGACCAGATTTGCCCCAAGGAAGAAGTTTTGTCCAAATAGTTTCGTCATCAGCTTTCGCAATCCAATCTCTATAAGACTTTTCATTTAAGTCATCTAATGCGTCAACCTGACCACCTATAGCCTCTGTAACTGATTCGATTGCGCTTTTTTCTGTTCCGAATTTTTCAATCAATTCATCTTGAATAGACATTAATTCTGAACGTTTCGTTTTTGTTTCTTCATATGATAAATTACCAGAATTCAATTCTTCATTTAACTCAGAAATTTTCTCTTTGTAGTCTTTAATTGATGATAATTCATCATTATATGCACTTGTAGCTTCTTTTGCTGTTTCTACAGCATTGCTTTGTGCTTGTGCTAATTCTGAAATTACTTTAGTAACTGCCGTAATCGCAAGCATAAAACCTACATTGGCAAAAACATTCATTGCAATTTCTAACGCTTTTGTTGAAGCAGTAGCAGTTTTCATTGCCGAAGAAACGTCTGAAATCTTTTTCTTGCCAGTAACTAAATCATTTCCCATTCTTTTTGCAGCAATACTACATCCTGTCATATTTTCATTCCAAGCTTTTGTAATACACTGGCTCTTTGTTAAACCATCATTAGTTACCTTTATTGCAGAATTAAATTTTTGCAATGATTTCCAATCTGATTCTGAAATAGAAGTAGAGAATAAACTTTTTGTTATACCTAGTCCATTAGAATAATCTTTTTTAATATCATTAAAAGATTTTCCTAATAATCCCATTTTCTTTGTTAAATTAGTAGCATCTGCGTCTATTGTTTTAAATATCATACTATTTGATTGACAAGGTATTGTTTGAGGATGCCTATTCAAGTATTTGTTTGAGGAATACTTGTGTCATTGTTTGTTTTGTTGCTATTTATTTTTAACAAAAATAATGTTATAATTAAGATGATTTTTAAAATATGTAGGGAGATTATTTATGAATAGAAAAACAAAAATATTTATAATTACATTTTTTTCAATTATTTTAATCCCAGTTATTGTTATATCTATTATTTTAGGATATAACGATAAGAAATTAAACGATAAAATCAATAAAAGTAAATCTACAAGGATGTTAATACTTAACAATATTGATAACTCAATTACTTTTGAAGAGTTGTGTAATATTGAATCTTCAAAAGAATATAAAATAGAAGATGTTGAATTAAGATATGAAAATGAAAAAGATAAAAAAGATTTTACAGTCACATATACTAATACATCATTTTATGGCAGTTTTTGTACCAAAGAATATTTTTTTGTTGATGAAAAACTAAAGAGATGTATCTATACCATAGATTCATCACAGTGGATGCCTAAAAACATATATGAAGAAATTGTTAATATTAATGGTGAGCCTGATATTCATAACTCCGATGATAAAAGTTTTTATTTAGAGGTTTATACATGGTATGGTAAAAATGGCAGTATAATTTTAAATAAATTAAATAACAACACCATAGAAATAATTTTTGAATTAAATTAAATCAGTTTAATCACTTCCTTTCTAAGATTATATGTATATTTTCATACACACAGAAAAGACCTGTAATAATCAACAGGTCTTTTTTATGTACGAAAACTATTTATGTATTATTTTTCTTTAAATTTCTTATTAACCGCTTTGTCTAATATACTATCATATAAAACAATGTTTGCATCACAGATATCATCATATCGACTTACATTTTGATGTTTAAAATGTGCAATCACAACGGTTTTACCTATATTATGTAATGTCTCCACAACTTTTATATAATCGGTATCACCAGAAACTAAAACAGCTATATCATAAGCATTTTGAAAACCTTTTGCAACCATATGTGTTGCAAGATTTATGTCGGTTTCTTTTTCTTCTGTGAAATATGTTTTTGGATTATTTATATCCAATGTTATATCATCATAAGTTCGAAGTTCTTGTCTGCCTTCAATGATTTCAAGATATGGTGTTTTCTTTAATTTTGTAAGCCAATCATAGTATATAGAATAGCTTTCTATTTTCATTAACTCTTCGCACGGTTTATATGCAAAAAGATATGTTTTTAGAACTTCTGATTGGAAAGGAATTTTTTCATTTATGGCTTTACCTAATGCCCAGTAATTAATAGGTTTAAATGTCTTACCACGATAATGTTCTTTGAGATTAATATTAAAATTTTGATAATCAATAAAAACCATAACTCTGTGCATAAATATTTCTCCTTTGAATAATAAATAAGGGAGTTGTAACAACTCCCTTCCTGCCATTTGACAGACTATATATGTTCGTCCATATAGGACTACCAAAATTTATTTATGCACATATTATACTCCTAGGATTATAATAATGCAATCCGAAACATATGTTCATGTTTCGCATATCTATTTTAACATATGCAATATAATTTGTACATATGAAAAATATTCCATTTAAAATAATAATATTAATGCACTAAAGTTGTAGAGTAAAGTTGTAAACATATGTTCAGTCTACAATGATTTTCAATTTCGTGCTACACTAAATAAGACCTGTATATATACAGATGTAACCCATTAACCATACACCAAATGGTTTAGAACCATAGAAAGCGAAGGTGTATTCACATCAGAAGTTTATACAATTCTGGACGTTCTGTCCCATATAACTTCCCAGACGATCACTTAATAATCAGAAGGGAGGTGAGATATGGAGCAGGTTTTTACAATTTTGCTTTCGTGTGTTTCCACGATTGCAATTGCCTTTGCGTTTACATTACTTGTAGCAGTTGTAATCTTATTGATTTGTAACTATGTGAGTAACGTAAAGTATTTTGAACTACATGCTGGCAAACATCTCTGGTTCAAAATTAAACGCAAATAATTTTACATAATTATTTTAACTTCTGCTAGAAAATTTGAGTGTTTAGTGTAACACGGTGCACAATGGTATGAGGATGACATTATGTTGTCCTCATATTTATATATTCTCTCTTAAAACCTTTTCTTCCCAACCTGAATCAAGTAATTTTGGAACATCTGGTTCAATAATTGGAATGCCAGTTGAGTCGTTTAGGTGTTTCAATCGTTGTGCTAGTTTTTCTTTGTTAGTATTATATTTTTTATTCATGTTTAAGCCTTTCTGAAAATATAAGATATGCAACAAATATGTAATCGATCTTTGGTAAGACTTGGAAATGTAATAATTGTAAGTATAAGTGGTAGCAGTATATCAAAATTTAAAAAATAAAAAGCAGGTGTGTACACCACCTGCTCATGAATACTGATGTAGACTGGTCGAGATAAGTCTACACGATTCGGTAAAACCTATTGATAACTGAAGATACGCTACTATGCGTTTCGATTCAAAAAAATCAAATTGCAACGGAATATCTTCTCTAAACTATTATATGTCAATATAATATATATGTCAATTACTTTTTTTAATATTATCAAGTAATTGTTTATATGTGTTATTTTCAGACTTTAATTTCTGTATCAATTGTTTTTGATCTGTAATTTTCTTTTCATTTCTTTCAATAATCTTCTGGAATCCAAAATATTTTGTATATAAACTAGGAAATTCTACTTGGAATACCTGATTTTGTATGGATTCTATTATATTGCTATCTATTTGAACAGATTCTTTTTCAATTCTTCCGGCTGATATATATCTACAATCATTTATCATTAAAATACAATTTTTTTGAAAACCTTCTTGTTCCAACCCTTGCCTATATTTTTTATTACCTCTTGGATTATTTTCTGGATGATAAGAATGTTCAAATACACCATGTCCACTTCTCATTGGAATTATTAATATTTTCCCATCTTTTTTGCCAACACACAACCCATAATGGTAATAAGATAATTCTCCACAGAAAGTTTTTCCATAGTCGATATAATATACTTTCCCAATATCAATTGTTACTTTATTACCGTTTCCATCATAAAATGTATCTACTGAATTTTTTTGATCCAATTAGCATCACTTATAATAGTAGATGCCGCATCATATGCATTCATATTTTTAATGCCTTTTATAAAATTTTCCATTAATTGAATAGAAGCTAGTAAAATACTTGGAGACTTTTTAGCTTTTTTACTTTTGTTTGATGGTGTATTTTCTGTAAAATTTGTTATTGAGTTAACATCTTTCCACGACATATTTTGAGATCTTGTCATCATTGTAATTTTCCCTACCAATCATTAATATTATCTTCCATTATACACCAATAATTGACAAAATACTATCAGAACATATATTCATATCATAGAATTTATGATACACTATAATAAAATATTATAGGAGGAAATATAAATGAAAACAGTTAACATTCAACAATTAAAATTCAATGCAGAAGAATTAATTTCAAATGCAATAAATAATGATGAATTTTTCGAAGTAGAGACAAAAGATGGAACAGCAGTAGTAATAAACAAAAGAGAATGGGATGTTCTCGTGGAATCACTCAGAATTAATATTGATAATATTAAAACAGAGTAGCCAACCGACTACTCTTCAAATATTCTACTGTAATTCTTTTATGATGTTTCTCCAATAATCCAATCTAAATCTAACTGATTCAGCCGAATTAGTACCATTCATAAGTTTATCCTTGTATTCGGTATTATCATCGTATGTTGCCAAGAACTCGCTTACTTTCAAAGCAAATTTCTCAAAGCTCTTTTTGTCTTTGCAAATTCTATATGCTGCGAAACACAATACAGAAATACTTGTCTTAGGGATTTTCACATCTTCTTCAAGAGATTCATCAAGCTTATTGATTGCTGTTTTAATAATTTCAATCTTTTCTGGTTCAACTTTATCATTGTAAAACTCAATAAAATTCTCTTTATCCTTACCTCTAAATGAAGCAAAGTCATTATCCTTATTAGTAGAGCATAACATTAATAATTCAAGAGCAATGCTCTGATCAACAGAACTCTTTAATTGAGCAGGTGTTAATCTCTTTTCAAAGAATGGAAGAGAGACAATATCAAAAATTACATTACTGAGTTCATCTGACATATCAGGTGTAAGCTTCTGCGATGTATTCAGTGGCTTCCCTGAATTGAGCCTTCGGAACATTTCTCTGACATCTTTATCTGTATATTCAGTGATTTCATATACTGTGATAGCAGAACTATCTAACTCGTCCTTTACAACTTGGTCAAGTTTGCTAAATTTCAATCCTGCAATATTATATTCAGTTCCTTCAATTATAACTGGTTCTGCCTTTTTAGATATTGAAAACTCATCATTATAGAATCCTTTTAACGTGCTTAATCGCTGTACACCATCAATTACATATTGAATCCCATCTTCAGAAATAGTGTAAACGGGTGGTACAATATATCCTCTTAAAAGAGAGTCAATAAGTAATGATTTGTTAGGATTAGACCAAACAGATTCTCTTCTCTGTAATTTGTGCTTTAATACAATTTTCTCTCGTTTCATTTTGCCTATCAATGGCTTGACTGGACAATTTTCTCTTGAAACTTTCATGTTTTTACCTCCTTCAAAAAATCAAAATTTTTGATATTTTGAAAGTAACACAAATGATAAACTTTGTAAATAGTTTGTACGAAAATTGAATATTTTTCGTATTCCATAAATCGACAAAACTAATGTTCTGGATTTATGAAATTGGAAGTATATGGTAATATAATACCAAGCAAACTGCGACTGTATTACCACATTGCAGTCCATTGTCACGGCAAGTGCTTGGTATTTACCATGTGGGAGTGCCATATTTGTAGTTTGGCACGATTCACATCGGAAATAAATTCAGCCCTTTCTGGGCAATACAATTTCTCAACTTTAAGAAATATTACAAAGAACCGCTATCATCAAATTTAATTATTTTTCCAAATTTCAATTTCATCATAGTGCCCATATACACTATATTCCCACTGATGAAGTTCATGTTCCATTGCAGGAACAAATTCATTGTATAACATAATCTCTCTACATAATAATAATATCCTGTTCACTCCTTCAAAAAAGACCATAACAGCTTTTTTATTATAGTCTCCTTAATAGTCAACCTCTCCAATATTAACAAATTTATTATGTTTTTGTTTCTTTAGTTTTGATAATATATTCTGATTGCTCCTTGATAAATCTGCTACATTTACAAATCCACTGTTTGTAGCATACTGCATTCTTATCGGGAAATCACAATTCTCAATCCATTTATCTGCATCTAACCCGTGATAAGAAACCTTATATCGTGTTATTTTATTGCTCATATGATCTTCCTCGTTTCAAAAATCATGCATCTATTTTACACACGCCTCTGTGACATTGTTTGTAGTATAGGTAATGTCACTTTTTAATTTTCTCAATATGAAATCGAGATTTCTTGGTTTTGTGCTATTAGCCATTATTTTATTTCTCCATTAGCACGAGAGAGAAATCAAACAAACTAAAATTTCTATTATAATAGGCTATTCATATAATAAAAATATTCGAACCGTAGTCTTTAAACCACCATTCTCATATTGGCATATTCAATTTTACCAACGTTTTTGGACTATCTATTAAATATTTATCAAGCACGTATGATAAATACCGAGGATTATAGTCTCTGAACGTTCCACAAGTGTTTGTGCTTCAAGATTTACCCAATCTTTATAAGTGCATAATACTTAGTAATATTATACGCCTTAAGCACCTTTACTAAAATGCTCACGCATCTTACCTACAATAAAATAGGAGTGGCTTCGCTGCTGATATTGTGCTTATCGGATTATAATTTTATTGAACCGAACATATAGAGGGTTTGCACCATATACAATTCTTATATTATTTTACATATTTCTATGGTTGGATTTCCAACACCACCAAATAATACAGGGTAAAATAAGTATTATTTGGTTATAAGTAATTTCTTTTCACACATGAATGTCACCATTCTTCCCAGCAATTTAACCTATGATACGATTTAATACTATTATGATTTATATTCGTATAATTGACTTTGTATATGAGACTTTACCTTCTCATACACCGCACCATGCTATATAACGCTATATAGTTTAGGTGAAGTGGGCATATAGGCAAACAATTACAAAATGATATGTAACGATTGCGTTAACCTACATTTTTAAAAGATAGTGCTGCTCCAATTCCTGTGAGAATAGTTGGTAACAATCCAACTGTATCTACAAAATCAGTAGCACCTTTAAGTAGAGTGGATAATAAATCAATACCATTCTTAATAGTTTCGGAGTCGATTACTTTAAACCAGAACTCCTGGGCACGATTTTCTAATTGTGCCATTTTGCCATCAATACTATCAAGATAAGAGTTTAATTCTTTTTCTGCTGATCCCTCTGAATTTTGAGCATCTTTATACACTGAACGAAGCATATCTCCATTCTGAAGAATACTTGCGGCAATGTTGGCTCTATTTTTCCCTGCAATAGTTTCAAGTAAAAGATTAAGATTATTTGTTCCCAATTCTTTATCTTTTTTTACAATATTGTCATACAAATCTGCGAGTCCTTGCATAATTTCATATGTACTTTTATAATTTCCATTAGAATCAAGAATATCAAAACCTTTTCCATCTGACGATGCAGCTTTGGTTGCATCCATGATTGTATCTCTAAGTTTAGAAACGGTAGTAATCATTCCATCTGTTTCTTCGCCTAAATCTGAAAGCTCCTGTTTAGCTTCCTCTGTACCAACCAATCTAAGAGAAATCGTCCTTAGACCTGCCCCTACCTTAGATGGATCTTGAGTTATAGCATTGCCAGCCGTAGTCAACGAAACTGCTTCATTAAGATCGTTGTTTGCAGTTACTAATGCACTTGCGGAATCTTTAAGAGCAGTTGCTAATCCATCTGTCGAGATACTATAATTGTTGCCAATATTATTGAGAACATCAATTATATCCATTTTATCAAGATCTTTATACGCCTGACTCATTGATACAAGAGACTCCGTTGCTTCGTCTATTCCTTCAAACTCTGATACATTTAAAAGAACATTGGCATCCTTTGCACTTTCCGCAGCTTGATTCATTGATTCTCCGAGACGCATCCAATCTGCTGTGGAATTTTGTATCTGTTTTGCAGTTGTACCAACCGCATCTGCCGTATCGAAAGTAGTAGCTTGATAATCTTTCAAGCTTTGAACAGTCTCATCAGATACTTTTCGCATTTCTGTAAGAGCAGTATTAAGTTCTCTTACAACATTAAAACCTTCTTTACCAAGATTAATAACATCATATACACCAAACATACCTGCCATCTGAGCAGCAATCTGATGGAATCCGCTATTCTTTAAAGTATCCCACAATGTTCTACCTGCACGACCAGCTTCAACTTCGGCATTATAAATCTTTAAGATTTCACCATGAATCTTATCTAGACTCATACTAGGATTACCACTTTCAATTTCCGCATAGTAGGCTCTTATTTTAGCTTTAGCCTCAGAAGACATATTACTATTCTCATTGAGAAGTTTATGAATCTTGTCTAATTCTTTCTGACCTGATACAAAGTTATAGCCCTTTTCAGAAGCTGACATATTAGTGATGGTAGCGATAGTATCTTTAATTTTCTTTTCATACTCATCCAACTTGGAAATATCTTCACTTGTCACCAAACTAGCATCTTTGCCCTTTAATTCATTAAGCAGAGTTCCATACTCATTAACGGCATTCTTAACAGCCTGTACATTTTTTAAATATGTATCACTTGTCCAGCCACCATCATTAAATCTGTCAATAGTGGCTTGATATTTATCAACATTACCATTATAAGAATCCAAATGCTTATCATATTTATTAAGATTTACATTAGCATTCTGTTCTTTAGCCTGTGTATTTTTCTTAACTTTCTGAGTGTTCTGTTCTAATACATTATTCTCTTCTTTGATGGAATTAGTAGCAGACTCTACAGAAGCAGAAACATCTTTATCAGGAAATGCGTCTTTCGTTTGGTCTTGAGAAGCAGTAGAAGACACCTCTTTAACAGCCTGAGTTGTTTTCTCAGCTTGTTTCTGAGTTTCTTTTAATTCAGATTGAAGCTTTTCTTGAGATTGAACTATATTATCGACTGAAGAATTATTGGAATCTAAATTCATTTTTTCATCCAACTTATCTAAATCTGTATAGAGATCATTTATCTCATTTTGAATTTTTTCTTTTTCCTCAACAAATTTTGACGCTATAGAAAAATTATTATCTTCATATCCAAAAAATGATTCAGCCCCACCAATACGTGATAAGCCTCTTGTTGTATATTCATCAAGTGCCTTTTGATCATTTGCCTTAATTAAATCATCGTACTCTTCAAGACTATATTTTACTTCAGATAACCATTCGTTTCTGTCTTGTATAAGTTTGTCAACATCAAAGATATTATTAGTACCAGTTAATTGTTTAATTCTTTTATCTGCTTCACGGATTTCTTCCTCTGTAGGTAATTGGTCTGCAAAATACCTATCATTATCATGGAAGTCTTCATGAACAGTCAATTTCTCTTGTAACTGTTGAAGCTCTCTGATAATATTCTCTCTTTTTTCAATTTCAGCATTCAACTCTGATTCAGATTTGATTTGCTGTTTAACAGTAGAATCAGAAGCCAAAGAAATATTCGATTCTTGTGAAGTAGAAGAGAGGTTGGATTTCATTTCTGTAAGTTCACTGTTAAGTTCTTTTACAGATTCCTTTGTCTTTTCAACATCATCTCGTACATTTTCAAAACCATTCGATTCAATAGAAGAAATTCTATCTTTTACATCACCAAGTTCGGTTTTTACCTCTTGAATATCAGATTTTAACTCTTCAATTTGAGAATTATTTGAATTAGAAGTATTAGAAACTGTTTCCTTTTGAACTTCTGCTAATTTCTGTTCAGCTTCAGTAGTAGCAATAGCTTGTGTCTCTTCTTGTTTTAATGATTCAATATATTTTTTATTTTCGGCAGTAGCGTCTTCTTTCGCAAAGTCAAGATACATATTTGCAAGATCTTTATCTGAATTGATATCTTCGCTTGAATAGCCAAATAATTCTGCATCTTTTGCTCTGCTTTCTGCAACTTCTAGCATCCTAACATATTCTTCAATGTTTTTTGTGATTTCAGGTGTAATTGGCGCATCGCCTAAATTAGCCTTCACTTGAGAATAAGCAGAATTAAATTTCAAAAGCCGATTCTCTAGTAATGTAATTTCTGCAATTAAGTTACTTTCATCGGCATTACCATACTTTTGAAAATTTTCAAACTCTTTAATTCTATTTTTAACGATTCTCTCTTTGCTAAAAATTGAATCATTTACATCAAAATCGACAGTAACTTTTTCTAATTTGCTTTGTGCAACACCTTTTCGCAATGCTTCTTCATAGGCTTTGTAATACGCATAACCAGCCTTTGCACCTGCATTGGTAGCCATTGCTTCTTCATTACCATAATATTCTTTAAAAGCATCTGCATATTTTTTTAATTGGTTATAAGCTTCTGTCTTGTTTTTGGTATTAAATGATAAGTCAATTCCTTTTGATAAACTAATAATCTCATTAATCTTATTCTCTAATTTATCAAATGTCTGTAGCTGTTCTTTTAATCCAGAATTACCAAACTCGAATGTGAACTTATCTAATTTAAGTTTCTGTAATTCCTTTATTTTATCAATTACTTTATCATCTTTTGCATCTAATTGAATTGTGATTTTCTGCTTACCAGCTTTATCACTAATTCCCTCAAATACACCATTTGTTTCTTTTTCAAATTGTTCAAGACTCGCTCTGTAGTCAAAACCAATCTTGATAATATCTGAATTAGCCATTCATTCACATCCTTTCTAAACCATACAACGTTTTCTATATTCATCTTTTAATCGTTCATGATACTTATGCATTTCTCTATACACACTGAAACTAGCAGGAATGTTGTACCAACCATGATAAGTACCTTTCGGATTGTAAATAAATTCCGACATAAGATCTGAAGGTGTAATTTGGTCATAGTTATCAAACATTCTTTCAGGTGTTACTTCAACGCCACCATAAAAAATAGTACCGTGGCTATTTTTATAAAATTTGTTATAAGACCTGTATAAGTTGTGTGTTCTTACATACTGTTGTGGTGTGTAATCGCTATAATATAAAGCAATAAACGACACATAACCATCTGTTAATCTCTGTTGAGCTTCATGCGCCAATTCGGAAGCTTTTTTTTGAGCCTGTTTTTCCAAATATTTAATAGTGTCTTTATTTAGTCCCAATCTAGTCACCTCCAAAATTTTCACTATAATTTCACTATTTTTACACTAAAATAGGAGAGCAGTATAACCACTCTCCATAAGAAAAAGCACTATGCGCTGTGACACGTATAGAGCCTGTTTATTTCACAAGAAATTTGAATTTACTTAGACTTCTTTAAATCCACCATTCTTAGCAAACTCAACAATCTTATCTAAATCTTCTTTTGGAATCTCATCAAGTTTCTTATTCACAACGTCCATAAGTGGTGTGAGAGTAGCTTCACCAAGAGCCTTGAATCTGTCTACCTGTTCTGTAATAAAGCTGTGGATCTCATAGCGATTAGTAAATATATCATTTCTCTTAATGGACAGTAAATGATTGAACTCCGCAATTTCTTCAATTGGAATCAATGGTGCAGTATCATCATTACCCATAAGTAAAATTGTAAACAATCCAGATTTCTTCAGTTCATCATATTCCTCATAAAATCCATCTGTTTCAACCGTAAGGTTTGTATAGTTTTCAATTAAAATTCTTGTCTTTAAAAGATATTCAGCAGAAGAGTTTACCTTTACGTTTCCTGTCTCTTTATCAATCATAGTCGCCTTCAGTAAATTACTAATAAGAGCATCTTTTTTGACAAATGATACATAAGGTGTAATTTCAAGGTTATCTTTAATATACTGTTTCTTCAATGTATCATTAGCACGATTATTGTATTCCTTACAAAATGTTTTAATTGTAATTTTCTTCATATTCCTTTTTCTCCTTAATCATTTATTGGTGAGAATTTTTCACATTCTCCATTATGTATTTCTTTTTGAATTCGACCTTCTATAGCTTTCTTTAGAAGACTACAGTTTCGTTTGTATCTTTTACATCCGATGCAGTGAGATTTAAATTCATCAAACTGTGAAGCATTGTCAAAAACTCCAATGTAGTCAACAGGTCGTATTGTAATTTCTATTCGTGGATTTTCTGAATCATAATAAATCCCTTGTACACGTTCACATAACTGAGTGTCATCAATCCACACGGATTCGCTGTCTGTAATCGCATCGGCAAGACACTTAAAACTGTTATTGGCATCTTTGTCTACTCTGTCAAAATAGAAGATGCAATCCATATAATAGTGCTGTGATTTGTCATCCGATTTAATCCAGTTTTGTTTTTTTGCTTCTGTCTTTACATATTTTGCAAATTCTTTCTGATATTTAATTGCTTCTGGTTTTTTATATCCTACCGCCATTGGTTTCCCATTTTTTAAAATAGCTCTCCAACCTAAATAGTGGTTAACTGAAGGTGCGATAGGAGATGTTAATTTTAATTCTTGTATATTATTTTCTCCTTTACATAACAAAAGAGCAGCTTCCGAAGAAACCGCTCTTTCATATTTCTTATATTTAATTGTGGTATGTATTGGTTTTAGTTATTAAGTATCATAGAATAAAGTTCCCATTTGGCGTTTGGATATTTGCTGATATTTTCACAGACAAGTTTATGGACATCATTCATATTCCCTAAATTCTTGTCAATATGAATTACTTTTCCACCTGTTATTTCGATTTCTTCACAAATTACATTGTAATACATTCCCATAGGCATACATCTCCTTTATCTCTTTATACAAAATAATTCATATAAGTCTACATGTAACGCAAGAGATAAAGCGACTGCATGAGATAATAAAATATCAGAAGTATATCCATTTTCTAAATTAGAAATAGCAGTAGAAGATAGTCCGCATCTCTTGGACAATTCTGATATTGATATATTCTGTTTATACCTATATTCACCAACTTTATTCTTCATGTAATGTAGTATGCTTAGAATTATTTTGTATATTCATATAATACATAAGAAAATATTAACCAGAATTGGTAATTTTTGTGATATAATTAAAAGAATGTTGCTAAAAATTGCCGTTTCTTAAACATTCTTGATATTTCTCAGAAATGAACTTTATGCTTTCTTCTGCTTGACCGTTTTCCATATTATGATCACTTAAAAGCTTTTCATATTTTTTGTATGTTTTGAATACATTATTAAAAGCTTCTTTATTCTGCTTTTGACCATTGGAAAGAGAAGAACAAAAATCTAAAATGTATTTTCGTTTTCTCTCTAAATTATTATCTAATAATTCAGATTCAATATTTTCAATACCTTTAGACATTTTAGTAATCTCTTTGTATTGCCAATTATCATGTTTTTCTAAAGTGGTTATTCTGTCTTCAATAGTTAATTTGTCTTCTTCATATCCAAATTTAATTCGTAGAGATTTTTTGACTTTTGTAATGAGAAATATAACTTTATCAACACCAAGAATGATTATAAAAACCCCCATGATAATAGATGGATAATCTAAACTAAATAAATTTTCTATAGCATCCATTCATAAACCCGCCTTCTTATTTTTTGATAAGCTGTTTGAATGCTTCATACAAACCTGTGCTTGCTAAACCACTAAACATTCCACCTAATAAGATTTCAGGAGTAAATGACATATTAATCCAAATATTAAGTACAACACCTAAAACTGCCATAATTAATGGAATATATTTATTGATTGTATCTGTAGTAATAACGTTCTTAATTACGTATCCAACACATAAACAAACTCCAACAATAATTGGAACTGCAAAATTTGCTAAAAATGTTAAATCCATAGTTTCCTCACTTTCCGCTTAGGATAACCCAAGCAATTTTTTCCATGTTTTACCTTTTGCCGTGATTACACCGTCTGCAATACATCCGTTTGCTCTCTGATATGCTTTTACAGCAGCATCAAATTTTGAACCTGCGCAACCATCTACCGTGCCACAATTAAATCCTTTTGAATTTAAATATTTCTGGATTGGTTTAACTACAGCATGTTTTCTGTTTGTAGTTGCAGATACAGTTATAGTTTTTGATAATGTTTCTCTACCGGCTTTCCCGTCAACCCCTGCACCAATAGCTTTCTGAACATCTTTAATGAACTGTGTTTTTGTATAAAGCGTTTCCTGTGCTACAGTAGAAGAAACATTTGTGTTTCCTAAACGCTGTTTGAATTTGTTCCATTCTTCTAGTTTATTCCACCACTGAACAGGGCAATGTTTTCCATTAACATCAAAATGCATATAAACATTTGTAATCGGGATGTTATATAAATTCATAATATATTTACCATAGGCAACTGCGTTTTCTAATGTAGCCTCTGTAAAATCAAAAAATCCATTTTTATTGTAATCACACATTTCAATATTGTAAGAATTTGTATTAGTGATTTTACCATACATAGAAGCTCCACCTGTACGGTTGTAATCAGAATAACGTTTTCCACCAACTGAATAAGCTACATAGTTTGCAGGAACAGATACAGTAACTGAATTGTCATCAACGAATGCATGAGCGGAAGCTTTCACAACATGAGTTTTAAAGTATCTCGCATTTGATTCGTCTGTATCACCATCATTTGATGTTGCATGGAAGACAAGATATTTAATTTTATTAGTGTTTCTCTGTCCACCATAATTAGACCTATTTGCTAAATCTGTTTTTAATGTATATGACATATTTTCTCCTTTCCTTTTGCTCAATAGGAGAGTAGCAGTGACCTGACTATTGATTCTGTAATCGTTCACTCACAGGTATGACATCTACTTTTATGCTCATTGTCTTGAGTAACCTATTTTTGTGTATAAAAATAACGCCCTAATTTGGGCGTTTAAGCTGATCTGTTTCATAATCTTGCCATTTTTTATAAACTTCTTTTGTATCCTCTCTTATGAAAGTCATTATTATAATTTTTCTTTCACATTTAGGACTATAACTTGTATATACATCTACTGGATAAACATTAGAATCTATATAAAATGTTTGCTGATCTCGATTATATATACGAACAGCTTCTTTTTCAGTATAGTCTCTTGGTTTTAAATTACTTTTTATTATCATTCCTTTTTATTCCTCGGTTGAATGGCGTAAAAAATAGGGATTACAACATTGAATAGTAGTATGTTATAATCCCTTATTTAAAATCACTATTCAACATTACTTTCAGCCTCGTTTTCGACTTTTGTAAAAATATCTTTTTTGACAGATTTAACATCTGTCTTTTTATTTTCTTTTGTAACAACTTGTGGTTTTGCTTTCATAATAGAGTCTATAGATTTTTGATAACTTTCTCCAAAATTATCTTTTTCGTTTAAATCTAACTTTTCTAATTTTGCTTTTGCATCAATATCAGATAATCTTCCATTTTCAAAAGAAGAAGTAATATTGTAAATATCTTTGCAATTTTCACTACAATAAGCAAAATGCCATGTAGGTTTTAATCTGTCTTCTGGATTACAAACTGGGCAAAACGAATACTCCTTATGACAAACACAGCACATTCTTAAATCATTCTTGCTCATTCATTCATCTCCTTAATATAATAGAAGAGTGGAAGACCACTCTTCTAAATATGTTTTGGTTGTATAAAGATTAGACTTCCTCTTCTTCGTCTACAAAGTAGATTTCAACCATATCCTGAGATGTAGAACATGCATTTGTAAGGATTGCACCCTTATAATCCATTGTCTGTGAATCTCCACCCTGAAGTGCAAGACTTACTTCTGGACTTGGCATGAATGATGAAATATGAATAATGCAAGCACGATAGCTTCCAATTTCACATTTATCAACTGCAAGAGCTTTGAAGTATAATTCATGAGCTTTTGGATATTTGTCGCCAGAAATTGTAATCTTAGCACCGCTCTTAACGTTCTTTTTGAATTTAACAAGGTACTGTGTTTCCTCTGGATCTGATGGCGGTGTAAGTTTATGGTCTGTCTCTGTGTCTACTTTGAACTCTGTTGCAGAAGCAGCAGAACCTTTTGTATAGGCTTTTCCAAGTGAACCATTTGCAGAAAGAGCATTTACAATAAATGAATCTTCAACAGCATCTGTGATATCAAGCGTCTCACCTGCTTTTACAATCTTAAAGATAGGCATAACAATCGTGTTAGTATCGGAAGCAAGTTCAGCATCCTGAGCAGAGATAGCTTCAATTACAGAAAGGTTCATAAACGCATTGGTAGCAGTAACCTCGCCACTTTTACCTGAATACTTTCTATAAATTAAGTTACCATCTTTATCTTTGATATCTGTTGAGTCAGCAGTAATATCAATAGTTGCATTTGTCAACTGTGTCAGTGCATAAAGAGCTTTTGTCTTTGTAGCACCATAACCAAACTGAAGACGGTCAATAATTACGTCACCAAGTTTAAATGCCATAATTTAATTCCTCCTTATAATAAAAATTTGTATTAAAAAAGAGCGATATAAATCGCTCAATCTTTCTAACTATTCATGCAATTCACGCATAAAATTAAATTGTTCTTTTGGAACTTTAGACATATCTGCAAATCCTGAATACATTCCACCCATTAAAGCATGAGTAGATTCGTATATTTGTAATCTCTGTACAGAATCCATAAACTCATAAATTCCGACATCTCTAAGTTCCTGTAATTTATATTTAAAACCAGGATGATTTATACAAGCTGATATAAGTGGTAGAAGAGTGGAAGTATTTTTCTCATCTCTCTGAACCATATTCATTTTATCTTCATCTATCATCCACTGTTTTGTTGTCTTTCCCTTTGCTTTTTCTATTTTTGGATGGATATTAAGCAAGGTTCTGATATATTCAGCTATTTCCATATATTCAGATTCTTTTAAAATAAAATCATTTTCAGAATCATATAAACACAGTTGAGGTTTATCAGAATCTTTTTCTTTAAACTGCATTAACTGCATATGTTCAATTCTATAATCTGGGAATAACAATCGAATTGCCGAATTATCAGTATCTGTCATACTTTTCAACATACCAAATACTTCAATATCTTTTACTTTGCACCAATCTATTCGTTGTGGTAAATCCCATAACATTACACGAATAGAAGTAGAATTATATAGAAAAGGCGAAAGACCAGAATAAAATTTTGATTCACCCATATTGAGAATATCACCTATTGTCGGCTGTACAATACGAATACCTTTAACAAGGTAATCTTCTCTAAAATACATTTTAAGTGGATCAAATTTATATTCTTGTGTATTCTCTTTTCTCTTTTGGGCTTCAGCTATAACGGCAGCTTGAAGTCCGTCTAACATATCAGTATTTTGCTGTGACATAATATCACCGCCTTAACTGATAGTTATTTGTACTCGTTATACCATTAGTAGTCTTAACGATTCCATTAGTGTCAACAACTTGGAATACAAGGGTGCGAACGATATAATTATTATCTGTTGTGGACTCTTTTGAAGATACAAGATGTGTTTGCATTCCAAATATATTTGACCAATTAAATCGCTCTCTTATAATAGAAGCAATGAGATCGTGTCTTGGAATACCAGTTAATTTATCATTTCTGTCATTACCATGAACAAAAATAGTAAATGTAACATTTGTATACTTTAATGTATCTTGATAACGAGGCATTTCATCAAAAGATACTTGATAACAGATATAATGTTTTACCTCGGTCTGAGTATCAGGGATAAACAAATAAGGACGGATATTAGATGTTCCACCAAAATATCTATCCCATTCCCCAAGAGGTTCGTATTCCTTTGTTTCTTCGTTCCATTCCCAGTTGATATTGCCATCATCATCAAAAAGTTCTGATTCTAATGATTTTTCATTAAGTGCATATAAAAGACATGGATTAAGCATAAGTGCTTTCTCAATCTTTTTCTTATACTGAATATTTTCATCATCAGGAGTAGTTCTATATGCACGAAGTTTATTTAACAAATCATTCTTTGTAATTAATTTTTCTGCCATATAAAAACACCTCCTATTCAGTTAATTCCAACGGTAAAATTTCAGATTCAATCGGCAAGTTATCCTTAGTGATTTCACATTTAACAGACAATATTTTGCCGATAGTAGAAGTGTCATTAGGAAACTTTACTTTCTTTTGGTTGTACTCTGTACCAGCTCGCCATGTTACTTTATCAGTCCAATCTTCATCGTCAACAGAACAAGTCCATGTAAAGGTTGCATCAGTATATTCAGTTGTGATATCTTCATTGGAATCATTAAATAGATTTACTGTAAGATTTTTATAAGAACCACCAACTTTAATAGTTGAAGTGGATGCTGAAATTCTTGCTGTGATAGAAGATGGGGGAGTAGTTGGAATAGATGGATCTGTTGGAGCGATTTCTGAATCAAAATACGAAGCCCACATACCAATAATATTACCATCAGAATCTTTCTCGATATAATCTCTATTGTCAGACCAAACAGTTTGATAGATTGTAAGTTTCTGAATACCTATAGGCTGAATATTCTCAATTTTTGTACAAGCCCATATTAGAGGGTGTTCAGTAGGAGCGCTTACAACAATTCTCATTGTAGTATCTTCACTATTGGTATACCAGAATTTCTCTGTAAGTTTATTTAACGGTAGCCAGATTTTATTCTGATTATCTGTTCTTGTAAACACACGATCCGTGTACTGCCCGATTGTGTAAGACGATTGCATTCTTAAAACAGACCACATTCTACGCTTAATTCTGTCTTTACCATTTGTCTCAATCCAACACAATTCATAATCACATGGAAGAACGAGATACTTCGGAAATTGGTTTGCTCTTTCTTCACGGCAAATCAACCATTTATGATAAACTCCTCTATCGTCTGGAATATCAATGTATTCGCCTACAGGAAATGTATTTCCATAAACAGATTTGTAATCAGTTTCAAAATAATATAATTCATCATTTTCTGAAAATCGAACTGCCTGTGATGGTCTAAACTGAATGTAATATTCTACTTGGTCTTTGTCCATAGACTGATATGACTTAACAATAAACTTTACATCTATGCGTGTTTTAGTTGTATTCTCATATGTCATACCTTCAGCTAATCGTGGCTGATCGTCATGATAGAAGTCGTAGATATAACAGATTTTACTCTGGATATCATTATCCCAAGTCTGTTCCATTGCCCAATCAGACTGTTCCTTATAAATCTGACCAATCGTTTTAGCACCGTTGTTCTTGGCGTTTGCGACACGCCTAGCTGTTTGTAGACTCGGCATCGCTTACACCTCCCTCAAACATTGCTTTTATATATCCGTGAGAATCTAAGATTGCCCTACGGAATTTTTTGTAACTAAAATGGTCGCTCTTAAAATTATCCATAGCACCTTGTAAAGTTGCCATAAGAATTACCATAAGTCCGTTATCATTAAATAATGTTTTTGTGCCACCTAATTTAAACATAACATTCTCAAAGAAGACGAGAAATGCTTCATCATCTTCAAATATTTTCTCTTCAATTGTCTTGTCCTTGTAGAGCAGTAATTTGTGAATATCACCATGCATTGCACGAACTGCTTCATTGATTTGCTTGTCTGTGAAGTTACCATATATGTATTGCATATTAGGACTCCGTGTTAATATAGGAATTGTACATATATCCGTAATCACGAATACGTTTATTTAATTCAATTTTCATGGAATCAAGACGGTCGATCATATTTTTATGATTGTCGAGCAGCTTCTTTTCTTCTTTACCACCTATCATTACTGATGTGTGCATAATGGAATCAACCTGTGGCTGTAACCATTCAATCGTCATTCCAAGTACAAGAATTCCTACGACAAAATTCATATCAGCCGTTTTGTCTACTGAATTATTCAGCGTAAAATCCAACTGTTGAATTTCATCATCGAGTGTGAGAGAAGAGAATAATCTACGCACTCTTGGATCAGCAATTACATTGCTTAATCGTTCTGTATATATTTCAAGCAAATCGTTTTCGTCAAGAGAGAGTTCTTTCGGATCTGAAATTCGTCCTCTTGTTCGTGAAAAAATTGTTTCATATGGAAGCGTCATTGTGAGCCTCCTTTACTTAACGAATAACTTACTAATCAAATCAAAATCAGAATCAAAAATCTCACTTAAGATTCTTACCTTTGAAATACTATCAAGATGTCCATTTGCGATTTCACCTGCAACCATCTGACAAAGTACATCCTTTGCACCGATAGGAAGTTTTTCAATTTCCGTTCTCATTCTGCTATTAGGTAAATCTAAAATTTCTAATAAATCCTCTGATGTATACATATTGTCATATACTTTTGTAACTGAAGGGAAATCAGCTAACAAATCATCATCTTCAATAATGAATCTAGGCAAGAAAATATGGTCAGAACCCTTACGAATCAAAGTAACTAAATCTCTGTAGTTAATTTCGCAAGTCTTTCCATAATCCTTAAATTCATATGTATTACCAGATGGACATGTAATATTTAAACCGCCAAAACATACTGAACGACATAAAATAAAGTCAGAATCAGTAAAAGTTTTCTTTGGCTTTTCAGTTGCTTTTGTTTCAACTGTTTCTTCTGTCTTAGTAACAGTTTTCTTTGTATAAGCCATATTCGTTTCCTTTCTTTCCATATAAAATAGGAGAGTATTTTCATACCCTCCTATATAAGTGTTGTATTATATTAGTCCTGAGAAATCTTCCACTGACCAAAGTAACGACCAAGACGAGTAGCAACACCAAGCTCTCTCTGTACTTCGTACTTCATAAGGTCTGCGATGTTGCTATTAGCTTCACCTCTGTCGGTAATTTCATCAATGATTGTCTCACCAACATCGACCATATCAACCATCTTGTTATCACCAGAAGCGAAAATCCAAAGTGTATTATCATCATACATAGTCTTTGTTACATCATTTCTTGCGAATCTCTGAGGAATCTCAACAAGACGATAGCGACCATAGTTACCAAGTCTACCCATAGATGCAACGGCTTCCTTCTGAGAAGCGGCAATCCAGTTTACATTTACAAGGTTTTCAAGTTCCTGAAGACCTACCATAGTACCCATAATTACAACTTCTGCGTTGTCATTTGCAACAGATACATTCTGAAGTACCTTATTGAACTTGCCTCTGTTCTGTGTATTTAAAGCACCAGTTTCAACGAAGCCTGTCTGCACAGGAAGCTTTTTAGGAGCATTAAGAACTTCTGCGAAGATAAGATCCTGAACCATAACAACAAATGCCTTTGTAATAGCATCAATAAGTTTTGTCCAATCTTCCTGTCCAATTAAGTACTTATCAATATCAGCACCAACAGCGGCACCATAAAGATCAGTTTCAACAGAATATGTCTCACCTTCTGGTAATCTCTGGAGCATTGTATCGTGGTGTCTCTTACCCATTCTTGCTACAGAAAGAATTACTTCCTCATGCTCATTCTTGAATAAGTTCTCATCACCATCGTTAAGATTTCTATAGTTTACAAGCTCATTAAACCACTCATTCTCTTTAAGACCTGTAGATACTGTCCAGTCTGTTACCTCCTCGATAACATTGAAGAACTGTCTACCGAATTCTTCATACGCACGAATACGTTCTCTCTTCTTGGCATCCTTTGTTAAACCAAAGATTTTGAGAGACATTTCACGAAGTTTATCCTCTGCATCCTTCTTAGAAATACCCTCATCGAGTTCTCCCTTATATAAATCAAACATAAGGTTCTTAATTTCATCATAAGATGTATTCATATCATTAAACACATTCATTACATGTGTGCTAAAATTCATTCTACTCATTATATTTTATCCTCCCTTCTTACGCAATAGCGACCTTGTGTTTCTGGCTACCAGCTTCGATTGTTACCTTTTTACCTGCTACTGGTGTACCATCAAATGCATCTGCACTAAGTTCATATACATCTGTTACACCGAGAACAAAACCTCTAACGGTCTTTGTTCTGCTTGCACTTGCTTCGTTGAAGAAATTAGAAGTAGCTGTAAACTTAGAATTATAATTTTCTGCAATAGTAGGAACTTCATAAATTAAAATTGCTGGTGCATTAGGATCAATCTTCTTAACTTCTACATACCAGTTTCCATCAGCAGCCTGCTCAAGAATTTCCCCCTCAAAAGTAGTAGGTGCATCAGCGACCTCATACTGATCAAAAGATACATATTTACCTTTTCCGCATACAGTACCATTGTCTGTATCTGTCTTAATTACCATGTTTAATGTTCTACCTACACGCTCAGAAAGGACTTTAGTAGGGAAGCAAACATGATGCTGTTCAATTGAATAACGTAAAGCCATTATTTTTTCCTCCTTAAATTTGATAAAATAAAAAAGACCGCTTTATAAAAGCGACCTAACAAAAAAGTGATTATTTAATTTTCTATTTATTTGTTCTGAAACAATTTTCCATATCTACTTGATTTAACAACTTTAGATGGGTTAGCGAACTGTTTCTTAGAAGTTGATTTCTTCTCCTCTGTCGATGCATAAAAAGTTGAATGTTCTGCAATAAAATCAGAATGGATTACCTTAACCTGTGTTTCAAGTTCAGCAAGAGAATAGTTATCCATATTCTTATAAAGTTCAGCAAAATCTTTATTCACAAAATTTCCTTCTTTATCTTTTGTAGAAATAGATTCGTATCTCTCGTCTGCAAGAATTTTTTCACGCTTTTCATGAAGCTCATTCTTCTCTACAGTTTCCTTAAATGCTTTTAATTCAGCATAATTTGAACGCATATCATCAAGTTCTTTCTGCTCATCAGCAGTAACAAACTCAACATATACTTCAACTCTATCACCAGTAAGAGAGTAGTTGTCTTCCTTAGAATCATAAGTCTGCTTATAATATCTTCCTGACCACCAATCACACATGATTACATAATCATCATAAACAGTGACACCATAATATGTATTATCTGCATCTGCATATGTAGCGTTTACTAAATCCTGAATAGCATAGATTTTATCCTGTAAAGATACAGCAAACTTTTTAATTTCTCCATCTTTCACAAATGAATATTCGACAGTATTATTAGATACAGAATTATCTACTTTTTTCTTGACTTCATCATCATCTGATGGAGTAGTAGTTGATTCATCTGTAGTTGAATCCTCCTTGCTATCATCTTTAGTAGATTCAGTTGATTCATCATTAGTTGGTTCTACACCCTCGTCTGTAGAAGGAGTATCTTCCGTTGAAGTATTATCTGTAGTGCCATCAGTAGTATCAGTATCATCAAATGCTTTTGCAAATGCTTCAACTAATTCTTCGTCTGACATATTTTCATAATCGAATGTAATATCATCAACTGTCTTTCCATACTTCTGACATAACTCTTCAAATTTATTCATATTGACGTTGTTTCCTCCTTCCTTAGAATTATTTTTATTGTCAAAACAAGCAGTCTCTAATTTTTCAAGTCGTGCTTGTAATTCAACCATTTTTTCGTTAAATTTAATTAGACTGTTATTTTCTTCACTGAAATCTTCGAGCGTAATTTTACTTCCAAGCATCCCCTCACCAATAGGTGTTCCATCTTTCTCAGCTCCCAAGCAAGTGCATCCTGCAAATTCAAAATCATCTAATTGTAGATATTTTTCTTTTGCATTGTATGAACACTCGTATACAATCAGCTCACAGCTCACCTTTGTTCCATTTTTTTCACGAATGATGTCTGCACAACGAGTATATGATTCTGGAATTGCTACACGAGCAACGACATATGTTTTATCCATATCTTTGTCATATTCGAGATAAGGTTCATCTGATGTAAAAGTACCAACCTGTTTTTCATCATATACAGTTATTTCATTACCGTTTTCGTCTGTTTCTATATGATAATCATGAGAATGGAAATCCCAAGAACCGTCATCCAATTGATGAATGTTTGCAAGCAGTGGAGAATATTTTAAACTTGGCATTGCAGCCTTCATAGAATCTTCAGATATGTAACTACCATTACGATTAAGTAATGTATGGCAAACACGCACTTTAGCATATAATTTATTATCTTCTGCTTTTTCTATATCAGTAGAAGAAAAATCTTGAATTGCTTGTACATAAAGTGGTTTACCAGATTCCTTTGAAGAAAAATTATACATTTTCTTATGCTTACAGAAACTAATTAAATCTTCAATTGTAAAATATTTCTTTTGCATTATTTCCTCCTTTCTGAATTATTAATAAGCACTCAGATAGGAGAGTGCTAAATACTCAGCATATTACTATACTGAATTTTTCTTTTATCTATATCATCATTTGAAAACTGAATTTTTCCAGAATTCAAAAAGGTATAAATACCATTAGTAACATCAATCTTCTGAAAACCAAGAGAAGATAATTTCTCAGCAGTAGAAGTATCTGTAGTTTTTATAAAATTCTGTTTCATCCTTTTATCTCCTAATTATCATTCTTATTCTGGTCACGAGTTTTACTTCCTTCATCTGAAATCTGTGTATCAGAAACTTCTGGTTTTGTTCCATCAGAGCTATTTGAAACTGTATTAGCAGAAGTAAGAACCTTAAATCTGTTTGGTAAATCAAGAATGTCATTACCTAAAAATGCAAGTGATAATGTATCTAATTCGCTAATACCATTAAGTGCGTTGATCGCAAGAATTTTTGTTGCATCATACTGTAAATCTTTCTGTAATGATTCCTTAAAAGCGTCTTTGGTATATGCTGATACTTCAAAGAATTTCACTTTAGCAGGATTAGAAACTTGATAACCAAGCATACGATTTGTCCAACCTTGAATCTGACCAAGTAACGCTGAAATTGCAAATTCTGTATCAGCACGAGTTGCTGAACGGAATGCCTCAGCTCCACTAATAGTAGAAGAGTTCAAAATCTGTGCTCCACCAGAAGTATTTAAAACTTCCTTTGTAGCTTTTTGAACTTTTGTTGTATCAGTAGATTGATCGTCAGAGAATGAAATAGTGTCAAGTGGGATAGGGGTAATTGCAGCACCTACATAATCAGGTAAACTTGCAACCATCTTGTTATAATAATCTACAGCCAAGTCAATATTAACCGACCATGCATCGGGATCTGTTGCACCTGATAATGTTGGAATAGTAGCGGTAATCAATTTATAAATCTGTTGTTCGTCAGCCACAGCTTGTACATCAGCCAAATTGAGCAACCCAATTAAATCAATGAATAGTCCACTGTAAATTGGTACAATTGTTTCCCAAGACTCAATTCTTGACTTTGTACACAAAGCATATTCATCTGGCATAGGTTGCCATTTATTTTTACTATCTCCACCATAAGCCTTATACATAGAACTTAATGGTTCTCCAAGGAATTCAAGAACATCTTCAAACTTTTTATAATTACTCATATCCACACTGAATGAAAAATCACCTGTGAAATATTTTCCTGAAATCCTACAATATTCAGGTGGTATTTTTAATATGAAAATACCTGTCTCGTCTATCCAGCAACAGCCATAATAAACATCTTCGATGAAGTTGTTAATTAACATAGGAAGTAAACTGTTTTGTAAATCCATCCTGTCTAAGACCTGTAATGTTTCATAATAATCTTTTAGGATTGCTTCTTTATCATTATCTTCAATGGGATTATATGTAGGAACAACATATCTTGAATTCAAATCAAACATTGTAGCGTTATACATAATCAATCTGAAATAAACCTGAGAACGATAGAAGAGATAACGTGATAATCCACGTAATTCAGATTCATAACTGTCTATATTCTGTAAGTATCTGATGACATCATCTTTACTATAAGAACTAATAGTTGTCTGTCGAACTGTCTTAGTTACATCACGAACTTGTTTAAATGCCTGTTTGCTTTCAGCAAATTTTTGTTTCTGTGCTTCAAGCTTTTCCATGTACTGCTTTCGTTCAGCAGCCGTAGGTTGTCGCTTGGTAGTAGTTGTTTTAGGAGATGTTTCTGACATCTCTTTTTTTGGTCGTGCCATTTATGTAGTAAACACCTCCTTTTCTTTGAGATTTTTTATTTTCATGTGAGTTTATTTGATTTATTAGAATCGCTTTGAGAACGATGATGAATGTGATGGTTGACGGATAGGGAGTTTATTGATTAATGATTGCGTGCTTTGTGTCTTAGGTTTCAATTTTAATTCCAATTGACACGCACACCAGTAAGAATAAGCAATAGAAGAATATCTATCCTTTCTCATACCTTCAACTTCTTTAACTTTAATGTTACCATTTTTTACTTCATGATCTAATTTAACCAATTCGTAAACGGCAAACGTTGTTTGTATATAAGACATTTTCAATTTTGCTTGCTCTGTTGGAGACATTTTGAAATATCCCTTATATGTTTCTTTTAATGAGCTATCCACATCCTGTTCAGGAATAAGAAAATTAATTTTTCCATTCTGTATACCATTTCTAAGTAACACACATATCTCATTGTTGAAATTAGCATTAGCCTTTACAGACCAAACAACTTTATTAGCATCACGAACTTTGCATCGTTCAGCCATATCTTTATCATTTATGCAAGTCATTGCCTGATATCTTTTGCCGTTTTCTTGACAAATTTGATCCTTGGTAATAAAATCATATACCCCCAAGCCGATTCCGTTTGTATCTAAAACTAAATCTGTACATTGATACTCATAAAAATATTTCATAACAATCATTCCTAATTCGTCTGTTTTCAAACCTTCGAAAGTTTCACCATATACGAAATTTGATTGATATGCGGTATCATTTACTTGAATTAAGTCGTTAATAAAAATAGCAGAGGCATCATTTTTTTTCTTTTTCGTAGATTGCATAAGAGCAACGTCAATAGATAGTATTCTTTTACCAGTAGATGTTAATTTCGGAATTGTTATTTTGTCATTGCAGAAACTCAATGGTGGAAATGCTTTGCGAAGTCTTCTACGAGCAGTTAATTCATCAAATTTAAACAAACTACCATCTGTATCACCAAACCACAGACATTCCATTTCCATCTGCTGAACAAGTTCATTGTAATCAGCTTCACTCATTTCATCTTCAAGCTGAGAACGAGAGAGTAAACCTTCACGCACCGATACCTGATAAGGTAATCCACATATGAAATATTTTTTTGTGTCATCAAAGAAATTAAGAGTGTAACTTTGCGCTTTTCTATAAGCCCATGAGCTTTTAAAATATGCACTGGACATATATATTTCTTTGTTTCTTTCTTGCATATGAGCATATTCAGGTTTTTGTAAATATTTTGGCTGTCTTGGACTTGTTAAGAATTTACGCAATACAGTATTGATAACTGTTTCATCGACCATACGAAATTCATCCACAACTATGCAATTTGCTCTGGCTGATCTTGAATTTTCTGAACTGGTTCTTGTTTTTATCCACGAACCATTTTTGAAATAAATAGAAGCGTCATTTTGACCAATATTACATTTTTCTATTTCAGAACGTAATATGGAAGATTGTTTCATGAAATCATCTTGTATTTTCAACAAGACCTCGTTAGCCTGTTTTAGAGTTCCAGAACTAACAACTATTTTTGTACCAGGAAATAAAATACACCTTACACAACAGAAGAGAGCAGTAAGATAGGTTTTCCCTTGACCTCTTGCTGCGAGATACATAACAAAGTTATAGTGCATCATGCACCACAAGAGAATTTGCTGAAACCACTTAAGAGATAGTCCCAAGACCTCAGATACATACCTATGTGGATTGGCACGATAATATCCAGCCTTCCATGCAATCGTCTCCATTATCTTTTGTTGCTTGTCTTTCTCTATTTCCGTCTGAGTTTTTAATTGAGGCATAAACTATACCTCCTCTTCAGCTTTTTGACCAAATATCTTATCAAATAATGCTTCCGAATCAGTATCCTCATCGTACTCAGGTTTCTTAACTGTATATTTTGAAATGAATTTTTCATATGTAGATGAAAAAGCATTTTTCAATCCCATCATTTTAGATAAATGTCCCTTAAAGAAAACATCAATTAAGAGTCCAATTTTATCAGGATCTTTGAATTCACCTTCTGGTTCAGGAATCGGTTTTCCACCGTCCCATTCACCTTCCCATTTATCAATAAGTTGCCCAAATGTAAGATTATCAGTTAATTCAGATGTAGTTTTCTGATTAGGCTTGATATTTAAACTTCCTAATAAATTCTGTAAAGTAGCATCTAAGTCTTTTGTATCTTTCCCATTTTTCTGAGCATTATCTATTTCAAGTTCCTTACAACATACTCGTTTAAATAAAAGTTCCTGAGATTTATTTTCACAGGGATAACGTGTTGTCCAGTCTTGGTATTCCGTCTCAAGATACATAAGTTCTTCATTATTATAGTTATTTCCAAATCGCTTTTTTGCAGATTTGAGAGTTTTTTGGACAATCCTTGTATTTGTTTCAGGCATTGAATCTTCATCGTCTATCGAGAATATTGAATCTTTATAAGTTTTTTGACTATAATCATTTAGGCTTCTACAAATTACGATCCACTGTTGAACAGCAGTGCTTCTTATTTTTTCTCCTGTTTGTTCAGAGAGTTTTTGTAGCTGCTCATTATAAACATTTTCATCAAAATACCAATTAAGTCTTCTAAATGTTTCTATGGTTTTCTCACGATTATCAGTTCGTATATTATTTTTTTTGTCATAGTCAGTACATTCGTTTAATATACATTCCTTGCAAGCATAATGTTCAATACCATCAGGACTTGTTTTAGAAGAATAGAATGTTGCTGCACTTTTCCATTGTCCACAATGGCTACAATATATTAACTCATTGTTCATAATACGCTGATAGAAATTTGCAAGCTTTTTATATTCATTTCGCAAATTCACAACTGTAATTTTCTTTAATTCGGTATCTGAAATTGGTTCTAAAACTTTAGCCATTGTTTCACCTTCTTTCCTTTTATTCCAATAAAAAAGAAGTCGCTTCATACGAAATGACTTCTCATAATTTTCAATATTAAATTGCCAATGAAAGTGCAATTTATTTAGAACGCCGTGTTAGGGATTCGAACCCCAAAGACTTTTACACCCAGACTGTTTTCAAGACAGCACCCTCGACCAATCGGACACACGGCATGAGCGTAGTATATAGGACTTGAACCTATGCACCGAATAAACGATGACCTCTGATTAGCAATCAGGTGCAATACCAACTCTGCCAATACTACATAACAAAAGAGCCACCTTCAAAGGAAATGACTCTTTCTTTAAAATATTTACCAATCAGTCGCCAAACTGATTATAACTGTATAGGGCGGTAGTAAGTGTTGAGCTTACACATCTAAGAGCAGTATGCATCCCACAAATAGACTTTCACATCAGGCTTACCGCACGAAATCTGGATAGCAGGACTTGAACCTACAACGTCTAGTTCCCAAAACTAGCGGACTACCAAATTGTCCTATATCCAGTTGATAGGGTGGGAAGTACCACCCATTATTTTTTACAGAGTATATTCTGTAGTTCCTTCAAAAGTATTATTCAATGCACGAATTTCAGCCAACTTCTCAGTAACAGCCTCCTTAACTTTCGTAGCAAATAATACACACTGAGCCTGTGCATACAGTTCCTTCTTATCGAGAACAGTATTTAATACTGTATCAGGATATTTTGTTACATCTCTTTCAAAATGAAATGCTAAATCTTCATTGATAAGTTTTCTCTCATTTGTTACATCCGTAATCTCCAATTCAACAATAGTAGAATCGTCTTTTGGATCTGTTGTTACTTCTGGAACACCATTATTAAGTTTGATATTTCCTTTGAACTGAATTTTACTATACTCGATATACTTATTGTAATTTGCAAGTAATTCTTTTTCCTGCTCACTTGTCAAATCAGCAGTGCCAAGACTTGTAACCATAATGTCTACACTTGCAATATCATTTTCTACATTAAATTTCTGATCTAATTTCATGAATTTGTACCCTCGCTTTCGTTTGTAATTATTTGGTTGTATGCGTCTTTGAAACTGATTACTAAATCTCTTAAAGTATCTTTATCAATAGTACAGTCCAAATTGCTCATATCAATATTTGGATTTGATACCGTAAATTCCAATGTGTTTCCATTTGGTGCAAATAAAACTTCCACAGATTCATTAAGTAGAAGAGTAATAGAATCAATTTTATTTCCATTATTCGATGTTACTCGTTTTACTTGACCGACTTTTAATCTATCATTTTCAATAGATAATCTACTTGCCATTACACATACTCCTTTCTTTTATTTTTTCGTTTTCCTTTTAATCATTAGGTGTTAGGTGGGATTTGAACCCACGATATTCAGAACCACAATCTGACGCTTTAACCCACTAAGCTACTAACACAGCGACTCTATTGGGAATCGAACCCAATTCTTCCGATAGACAGTCGGATATAATTACCTTTATACCATAGAGCCATAATTATTTTTCATAACCTTTACAGAGTGCTTTGAAAAATATAAAGTCAAGTATCTCTAACTGACTCGGTAGGGATTGAACCTACGACATGCAGATTAACAGTCTGCCGTTCTACCACTGAACTACGAGCCAATAAAATCAGCATAAAGCACTAACTAGCTGATATTGCACTGTACACATGCAGTTATTTAAAATATGGTCGCTTATCAGCAACCTAATTCATGCTTCCACATTTTACTCATTCCTAACTCGTGTGTCTTACACGTCAAATGCATGATATGTATATGAGTAACCGTTTACAATATTATTCTCCGCATATTTTCAGTCTTCGGTGCAAAGACTTCTCGATAAGGTTTCATGTCTCTTATCCGACAATTAAGGTTCTCATTAACGTAGAGAAGTACGAACATCTTCTCATTTCTGAAGGTTGAGAGATACCGATAATCCCAGATGTCGGTAGGAAAGATATACTGCATTAAGGTTTCGTGCGCACTAGAGTCGTTATATAGTCGGCTCTACCAAAATACAGCAGTAGGACTTACAATGCTACATGAATAGCAAATGCCAAGATGTGATACTTATATATTCTCTGTTTGGTTTCCCATTTAATGGTTTTTATTTGTTCTCTACATTGTCGTCACCTTTTTATATATACCTTTCGTGCCTGTTTATAAGGGCTTTATTGGGATAATGCAGTTATATCGGTCTGTTAGTCCGTCTGATTTTCACAGAACCTTAGTGAATGCGTAACTCAGAGCATTCGGCTTATAATTATTCTCCATTTAAAAATAAAAAAGATTAGGGAATTAATGTCGGTTTACGTTGACATAGGTTTTACGCTATTGAATGCCACCATCCAATATGCCTGTAAAGGCGCAACCTAATCTTTTTATATTTTATTATTCTCTGAATTAAACGAAGTGCTAGACAAAAGCTTCATCAGCATCTTCAGTATCTTCACGAATGACATACATCTGAGTTGTTTCGGAAGATTCGTGTCCCAAAAGTTTCTGTGCTGTCTCCAATGCACGATGATCATAACATACCAGATTGGTCGCACGACTTCTTCGGAAATTATGTGGAGTCGTCCTCCTACCAACAATTTCAGAAAATTCATTTATGCACCAATCATTGAATGCACTATATCCAATCTGTCGCACCTTTGAACCATCTTTAGTTTTTACGACAAACATATAAGGACAATCATCATCACCACGCACTTCAAGCCATTTTTTTAATGCGTCCATTACATCTTGTCCAAACTGCAATTTTCTAACCTTACCAACGGCACTCCGTCCTTTGCAACGAATTTCATGTGTTTTATAAGATACAGATTCTACTTTTTGCTCTTTGCCATCCTCATCGACAATTGTTACAATTTTCCTCTTAGGTTCATAATTAACAACTTCTTTGAGTAGCTGTAAACTTTCTGCATGTCTGCATCCTGTAGAATATGTAAACTTTACATATGCTAATTTTTGCCATTCTTCACGTTCAGCTAATACCGAACATAAATGATCCATTTCATCAGGAGTCAATGGTTCTTTTGCGAAAACCTTACCTGTTTTTGGTACTTGCATCTCCGCAGTTACATAATTACGGAACATAGGATAGTCCTCATCGTAAAAATTCTCGATGAATTTATTCAATGCACTGACAGAAGACTTTTTAAATTTAATCGCAGCTTCAGATAGTCCACGATTAGCAAGAAAATTCATATAGCGAAGGAATTCTTTCTTCCTAATTTCTATGCAGTTTTTGTTATTCAGATTATTTTTAACCCATACGAAGAATATCTTTAATGCAGACCTATAAGCATGTAAACTATGTGGTGAAAGATGAGTCTGATTACTGAGGTAATCTTCGACCATATTCCTATTAAACTCATTAACCTCTGCCCATTCCTCATCTGTAACTGGATCTAATTTATCTGCTATTTTACCATTCAATAATCTCACTTCCTTTCACATATAAAAAGAAGCAGTAGTAGTAATAACTAAACTGCTTCACTATAATCTATAACGTTTCTTCCCCATTTTATTTCTTCACTATATTTTAATTCGCCTATTTTAGACACCTTATCCCAATCTATATTATTCTTGATAAAAGATTCAATGCTTTTTCTGAGTTCTATAGAATCATTATTTAAAATGTTATATGTATTATCTTTTGTCAAATCACAAGGGAATAAAATATAATAATGAATATTATTTTCTTTAAACATTTTTTGTTTCTTAGATAAGTCTTTACGATATGTTTCTTTAGATTTACTGCTCGTGATCTGCTTATTTGAAAAGAAATAATTTTTATATGCCTCAATTACACCTGCAATTTCAATATAAATATCATTATCTTTAGTATGAATTAAATAATCACAATTCATATTTCTGTGATAAGATGGAACAAAAGATGAATATTTTACATCTCGAAAATAATCTATTCCATATCTTAATCCAAATTCTCTAAGATATTTTGAAAATATATATTCAAATTGGCTTGTAACATGTTCACCATCACTAAAATCAAATGTGATACCTCGACCTCTCTTGCCTAAAGAGATTCCTTCATTTGCCAATAATGTTTGCAGATTACAATTATAAAATTTTTTAATTGTTCTTTGTAAAGAATCTGTATTCAACCATTCATGAACACTGTCTATTTCAGATGTAGTAATAAAATTTCTATTATCATCTTTTACATATTTACATATATCTTTTAGCATTTGGTCTAATTCATCTTTTGTTAAAGTTCTATCCAACATGGACTCTTGAATTATTTCTAATCCAAGTTCCTTTTTCATATTATTAATAGTTCCCCAATAAGTTTTAATCACTTCTAATGGTGGATGATAGCAACCTCTTCCTCTAAAATCATCATACATTAAAGCTCTATCTTTTTCTGATTGTAATTTGTAAATCAGTTTGATCATTTTATCCTTTGACGGTGTTTTACCTTTTGCTACAAAACCACACCAATCAACAAAATCAGCCCAAGTTTTAACTGATCTATCTGGGCAATTATTTATATACCATCTACCATCAGGTAAGTTAAATGGCTCTTTCCGCAATAAATCATATTTTATTGGGTTGCCTAATTCTTCACTTTTTTGAATATATTTCCTTACATAATAGTCGTAATCCTCGATATTAAATTCTCTTTGTTTTGTACTTTTCATAATTTTACCTATGCCTTCTCCTATGCCAATAACTAAAAAATAGAACAGTAGAAGAGAGGCATAGGTTCTCATATACTTGGTAGCTACTCCAAATACCTACTGTTCCATAAATCCCACAATCAGCTATGACACCAATCATGAGCACATTTATTTATTCTCTGTTTCCATTCACAGAAACATAGAAAATTGACTTTAATAGGATTCGAACCTATATCCATTCCGTCAGTGGCTTTCACACTGGTATCTGCGGTTTTACCTTAGATGCTTTAACCATTAAGCTATAAAGTCATACAAAAAGAGTGTGCAGCATACACCACACACTCCAAGTTCAAATGTTATTTGGAATCAGCAAATTTGTCTCTTAAACACTTACACACTGATTCTTCTATAACATATCCTATAATCTAAAATCCAAAAGCCTTTAACATCTTCTGAATATCTTCATGACTTAACTCATCGCTAGAGTAGTAAGAATAACTCATATAAGAGTCGCCATCTGACCTACTAGCAGTAAATCCGTGAGCATTTCCATTTTCGTCTTCAGAAGTATGTAAATAATTTTCATCATGCACAGGACAGTTTTTACACTCACCATCACATTCGCAGTTATCTTCCTGACCAAACAGAATAACTTCCTTATCCTCGTTTACACAATAATCAATGATATTCTGCTCGATATCACCATCCATATCAATGTAGAAAATATCTGTTTTATCAAGAACTCCAAAGTCCTCGATAGGAACAACAGTGATTACACCACCATCATCAACAGATACTAAATATTCGTCTATATTCATATAATCAACAAGGTCAATCTCTTTAATACTTGTCTCGTCAAGTCTAATAAGATTATCCAAAATATACTCTGCAATTTCTTTGTTTACGACTACACCAACAGTTTTATCAGTGTGATAAATGCGAGAAATATAAATATCAATAATATCCTCAACCTTATCATTGAGATCTAACATATCAATTGCTTCATATTTATTTTCTTTTCTATTCAAATTAAACACCACCAATCAAATTAAGCATTCTTTACTGCGTCTTTAAATGCTTTACCAGCTTTGAACTTCGGTGCTTTAGAAGCCGGGATCTCCATGTCTTCTCCTGTCTGCGGGTTTCTACCCATACGAGCAGCACGTTCAGTAGTCTCAAATGTACCAAATCCTACAATAGATACTTTATCACCAGCAACAACAGCATCCTGAATTGCTTTAATTGTTGCGTCTACAAAAATCGCTGTATCTTTTGCAGTTACTCCCTCTAATGTCTCTGATACTGTATCTTTAACTACTTTTACTAAATCTGTCTTGTTCATTTTAAATTTCTCCTTTATTTTCCATAATATTTTTGTAATATAAAAGAGGGTAGCATCCATATAAGGTACGCTCCCTCTGATAGTGGCTTCGTCAGCCAAAAAATAATATATTAATTGTAGCTGTGAATATCTGCTTCCACAATTACTCCAAACTGAGCCGAACAGTGGACTACAATTGTTATTTAATTTAATTAAGTTGTATGTCATATAAGCAAATCAATCCATTATCACCAATAACAGAAACTGTTTGTTCAGGGCGATTTACCTTTCTAATTGATAATGCAAATTGATCACTGCCCGACACGCACCCAGACTCAATTACTTTTGTGTCATAAACCGTAGTTAAACCATTAGTATGTCTGTGTCCAAGCAATACAATGTCTGGCTTAATATTGAACATCATTGTAAAATTCTGTACAACATTACTTGGCGAATCTTTATGACCATGAGCAGCAAAAATATTATTACCACGAATATTAAACATGGCAATTTCTGGCTCAATATTGTTGCTACAAATAGTAATATTCTCAAAATTCTGCATTCTTGCTTTTAAATAGAACGGCAAGAGTATGTCCATATTTTCGCCATCTAAAGCTTCTTCCTTCTTAGGCGAAATCCTAGAATGATTACCAGGAGTTGTATATACATAGATATGATTAAAGTGATTTGCCATGCGAGAGAGCATAGCAGAAATCAGTTCTGAAACATATTTAAACTGTTCCATTAAGTCCATATTGTTCTGTAATCGAAGATTATTATGAATAATTCCACTAAGAATCTCGCCAATTACAAGATAACAGTTTTCAGATTGATGCATTCCACGTATATCAAGAATATCAGAAGTAAACTTTTCAATTCGTTGTTTTAAAATATCTGAATCAAAATCATTTTTCCAATTATGTATCTCAATTCCAGTATGAATATCTGTTAAATGCGCAAGTAAATCTGTTGAACTGTTAAATAACGTATAATGTACGGGAATATTCATTGGTTCAACATTTTCGCAAATAATTCTTTTAACCATATCAGCATATGATTCTTTACGAGCTTCCTGCCTAATGAGTTTATTATATTCAACTCTAGCATCAGATAGTTTTATTTTCTCTCGTCTTAGTTCTTGAATTTTTACATCCAATTCACTATTCTCAGACACATTCTGATTTAATCCAGCCTTATACTTTTCATACTCACTTCTCATCTTACCTCCAAATGGAGTAGAAGAGGACTTACGAATAGTATCTGAGTTACAATTAATTCCATATTTATCCTTGATTTCTGACCAATCGTAGTCATTTTCACCATCAATTTTTGAATCAATATCTGTGATAATCTTGTCATATGTTTCAAGAGTTAGTCCATATTTTGAAAGTTCTTCTTTGAATTTTTCAATATTAAACAATCATTCACCTACTCTCTATTACTCTTCATCAGACGGAACATCCAGCTCCTCATCTGTTTTTAATGCAACAGCAAAATCAATTACCTGATTCTTAAACGAAGTAAGCAGATTAGCTACCTTTATTTCCTGCTCCATATCATTCTCATCTGTATAGGTAATAGTAGTACAATCCTCCGAGAGTGTACATGCCTTTACTGTTAATTTGTCTGTAGTTGTTCTTGTGAACTTTAATTTGCTAGCTGCCATTTTTCAATCTCCTTTTTCTCCAATAAAATTAAAAATTCCCACCAGAACGTTTTCTGCCAGGATTGTAATATACTTGTTTTCTTTTATTCTGTTTTACTTCAATATACTCACGAATCTTCCTAATATAATTTTCATCATAACTCAAACGAATATGCGACTCCAAATAATAACATCCACAACGAGTAGGGATTTTATTTGATAATACATTGTCTATGAGCCTATACGATGGATTAAGATTCGAGAGATGGGTATGCTTTTCTGTGTTTTCTTTTCTAAAGATACGGTAGCCATTTTCAGTCTTGTCAATATAAAAACCTTTATACTCAATTCTTTTTTTCATAAGCAGAACCTACTTGACATACTTATCTTCGATGTAACGCTTTCCACCACAAGTCTTGTAATATCCAATATGTTCGCCTCTGCGATCTACATATCCTCGTCTTGTGTTTCTAATTACACCTTCAGATAATAATTTTTCAATTTCATTTTTTGAAATGTACTTAATAATTTTCACTTCTTTCTTGATTTATTTCCTGCCGAATAGCAGAAGAGTTGTTATAAAAAATTAAACAATTGGTCTCCACGTAATATTTCTTGTTCCATGTCCTCTATTTAATCCTCTATATGTACTTGTTAAACTATGACAATTTGGACACAATAGTGTCAAATTATCTTCATTGTTGTTAGTAGAATCACCATCTATATGTTCTACTTCTAATGGAATAGTATTTGAATATTTATTCTTTTCTCCCCATCCACATCTTGCACATTTATTATTATATTTTTCAAATAAATATCTCCTAATATAAGATGAGTATGAATTCCATTTGTTTTTTTGTAATCCATTTACTTCTCCGTTTTTCCATTTTTTAATATATTGTTTATACTGGAAATCCGAAGAACATTTACAAGAACAAAATTTATTTACCTTTTTTGTTACATTCCCACAATTTAAACAATAAGAAACTCCCTTTTGTGGTCTATGTTGACCGTGAGAGTTATTATAAGATGCGGCGCATGAAGAATTACAAAATGTTTTTCTTTTAATATTAGCTAGTTTATCGTTGTATGTAGCAATAATTGGCTTTCCACAATATTTACACTTATTTGGATTTTCATTATATTCATCAATATTTTCAAATCTTGTTTTTTTCATATAACCCTACTTTCTCACCTACTTTATTGCATAAAAATAGAATGGGAGAGAGGTAGGTGACTCTACTCAAATCAGTAGCTACTCTGATTTGTCCCATTCTTATAGTTGCAGACATACGAATTGAACGTATTCCTCGTGGGTATGAGCCACGTATGCTTCCTTTACACTCGTCTGCGATATTTTTTTATTGGATAATATTTGAGAATAATCGGCAACCATACTACAAGAACTGTAGTACAGTCACCGACACATATAAGAAGAGGAGTACAATATGAATATGTACCAATCTTAGAAATGATCTTTAGAATTGTTCTGCTTGAAAACGCCTCGAATCGTTCCCCATAGGTTTGATTCCTATATATCTTCCACAGAAATGCATGGTACAGTCTCGCTTGCTGAACTTAACTGGTTTTGCACACCATACACAAGTTTTTCATATGGCTTCACAGCAACTAATTTATAGTCATATGTTAGACGAAATATTATAATGTCTCTCGACAATTATATATTCTCTGTTTTATCAGCCAAGAAAAGCTGATTTCATTGTTTTCCATATGTGATATATGTGAAGCTAAAAATGCCAACAAACCCTTATTTTATAAGGAAAACTCGGATTTTCTATTTTCTCGCATCTTATTTTTATACTTTTTATCTGCTTTTCTGTTAGATTCTTTCTTTTTTATAAGGGCACAATCATCACAATACAATCGTTTATTTCCTGTTTTTTCAATAATTCCACCACATCGTTTACAACGAGAATATTTTTTGTGTTGTCTCACTCCATAATATTTCTTTTGATATTGAACAATTTCCCGATCTATATATCTATTAATATATTTCACATAAAAATTGTCTTCGGTGATAAAATCATAGTTATTTACAATCTGTGTCTTATCCTCATATTCTCCAATCAATTTGCAATTATCAAAACATTTTCTCAAAAATCCTTCAACAACCTTTTTATATTCATTCCAAGATAATGTCATTTTCTCCATTTGAAAACGCTGTTTAAGCTTTTCAGCTTCATCAATTGCATCGTCAATTATATTTGTAACTGTATCTGTATCCATTTCTGTTCCAGATAACCAATCAAAGTACATTAACTTTGGTTTCTTTAATAAATCCATATACTCCTTATTGAGAATTACTTCTTTATCAAAATATCTTGTATAAATATTATTAATTTTCTGCCTGATAATAGCACACCAATTTTCATCTTTAGTCATTGACTTGTAATATCTGTATTCAATTCCTGACCATGTATCAAATACTCGTCCAAGTTCTGTGTCAAGTAAATCCTTTCTGACTTTAAAATGAATTGTTTTAATATATGTACGCCTTTTATTATCAGAAGCCCATATTGAGGAGCAGAACGAGTTGAATATCTCGTCCTTTACCTCATTATTCTCTGCTTCTTTGTAATCTTCTATAATTTCATATAAAAATGTTTCATTACAGTCGTAAATATGTATCACCTACCTCAAATTCATAGTATTTTCCAAGATATTCATATGAGTTGTCCGTCTTATAAGGAACTTCTCTTATTGATATATTTCTCTTTGGATTGGTGTTATTCTTGAGATTTTCAATGATATAATCGCCATAAGCTGACCATGCAAGAGATTTGCTAATAGAAACAGAAGAGTAAGAAGCTTTAATAACATAGTTTGCTATAATATTTTCAGGTAATCCGATCTCGTTTAGGAGTTCTGCCTTATAATCATTTACGACTTCATCCATATTAAATTTATGATCTTCATCATCTGATTTGTCTCTATGCAGATTCAGATGCTGCTTAATATCAACCGCATACATGTTTATAAACTTCCTACATTTCTTTAAAACTTTTCTATCAGACAAATCCAAATCATTGTCAATGATTAAGCATCTAGTATCAACCAAATCTATCTTATTGTCCCATAAAATATTTTTCTTTTCCCAAGTTTCAATATAGTCACACAACTCATTCATGGGAGAAGGAGAGTGGTATGCATTAAGATATTCTTTATCTTCATCAGATGTGTCTTTATTTTTCTTGATTATATTCATATAAGATTTCATTTTCTTTGGATAATTATGGAGTAAGAAATATGGAAGCTGTTTGAGATGTTTTCTAAGACCTGAATTCATATGCCATCTGAATCCCGTTTTAAGAAAGTCGATTTCTTTGCCTTGGAAAATTCTTAAAAGAGAAGAGTAGTCAGAATATAATTTTTGGATATCTGGATTGGTCGTATATTTATTCTCTATACTTGTTGCTACATTTGTGATTTCACCAATTCGATTATCTCTTGTCATTACCTCATACTCAATTAAATTCTCTTTTGTATAAGGCTTAGACTGAGCAGTTACTTTGTCTTCAATATCAAGTATGATATGCTTGTCTATTTTTGAATCAATAATAATAGGATCATTGCTTAAATAGAAAATATCCCCATCAAAATCTGCGCCACCTTGCTGTGGAGCTGATACATCATACATGTTAAACATTACTACATCTTGGTCTTTAAAATAATCAAACCATTTTGCAAGAATGTCATTTCGTACAATCTTAATCCTATTTACCTCTGACGGATCAACAAGTGGAGAACGGAATGAACAACAATATCCTGGTTCAAAATTTGCTGTATATAATTCTCTTTCTCCAAGACAGCCAACTGGTTCTTCACCAACGGCATACTGAAGATAACCGATCATATCACCAACACCTGTATGATAAAAACCTGAACAGTAAATCTTACCAACCTTTGCTTCATCAATAGACTTTTTAAGTTTTCTATAAATAAATTGTTTAACGGCAGGATCTTTCAGCATAACATCATTTACCAATGCAGCTTCAAGATATTTACTTTCTGGCTCATAATCTTCTGTGTCTGTAATTCCCATGAATTTATATGTATAAAATTTATCACCTTTAATGATTTTTTCATACATATTAGTGGTATATTTTGCAAGCTTAATAATTTTTCCATCATTCTTAGAATCTAATATGTCATAGTCCTTTTTTGTTTTATCTGTATAACATTTGACATATTTATCATTCCAAAGATCCAAACATTGTAAATACTGAAAATTCATTCGTGTATATTTATTTAAATGCTTAATATGATGGCTGTATTTACTGATTCCAAGTTTGAATTCATACTTTCTAACAGTATTCATATATTCAATCCATGCGTTTTCGCCATAAGTTGACTTAAAAATCTTATGCCCTTTAAACATCGAAATATTCCAAATGCAATCTATATCATCAATGTTATGAATATGTCCATAAATGTCAGTAATAGTGGTGTAACCCCATTCTTTAAGAATCTGTTTAAATGGCACATATACAGAATATCCTTTAATAAATGGTAAACGCACCTGTGTTCCAATAACTTTATAGTCTAATCCAAGTTGCTCACTCACAGTATTCATAAAGTTTTCTTCATGACAGCCACATCCATCAAAAGGTGATAATCCAATATCTTTTAATCCTTCTTCAATTTCTCTGGTTTTATATTTCTTTTTCTTACCAGTATTTTCATCAACAAATTCTTTTTCTCTTTCAACTACGTATTTGATAAGCTGATTTTTTAAAGTTTTTTCATATTCACCGATAATTACAATATTAGGCATATAATCTTTGATAAGAGTACATGAACTGAATGGTAAACATCTCTGAGCTTCGTACTTAGAAATAACACACTCATCAATTTTAATATCCATCTGAGTAATCAAATATAACTCATCAAAAATTTCATCACATACAAATGCAGTAATTCCATCTTTACCTTGGGAAGCTGATTTACCAAAACGAGAGTAGTGGATTCCATTATATGTGAATCCATCATTTAGAATTCTTCTAAGAGATTCTTCCTGTTTTGGATTCTTTTTTGCAACAACCAACATAAGTTCACTTATATGAGATGATGGCTCGCCACGAAGTCTCCGAATCTGATCAAATAAAGGAGAGTCACCTTGCTTAATAAGATATTCTTTTTTGATTTCAGTTTCTCTATTAATTTGAATATTAAAATTCCCTTCTATAAGTTCTCTTATTGGTATTTTAACTAATGTATATTGTACCTTTTTTATAATAGTTCACCACCTTTTATAAATTTTCCCAAAATTCATCTTCAGAATCATACCCACCATAATCAACACTTTCAGCCCATTCGCTACTACAACGAATACTTGCTTCCATATGACATTCTTCAATATTTTCACAATTAACGCAGTCGTAATCGTTGCCAATTAAATTCTCTTTACATTCTCTTTCAGAGATATAATCTGTAATTAAGTCAGCCATTGACTCTAATTCTTCTTTGTTGTATGTATTCATATAAATTTACCTCCACTTATATATTCTCCAAATGAAATTTCTATTTAATCTATTCCTCCCCACCAAATACAATTTCTGCAATGCCTTCTGCTTCAATAGCATTTTCTTTTAAAAGCTGTCCATTTTCATCATATAAAGTAAAAATAATCGTTTCTTCATCATTCTCAATTACTAATGACTTACCATTATTTAAATTAATATCTAACATAATTCCCTCCAATCTAGTCTACAAAATACACGTCCACATACTTTATGCCCTTTAATTTTGCAATCCTATAACTTGTAAATCCATCTTGTAATACGAAATTTCTATCAATAACAATAGTAGAAGAGAAGTGACCAGTCTTCTCAAAATAAGCCATTTTCTCATTCATTTTCCATGTTTTAATGTAATCCCATCCATCTTGGATCACAATATCATTAAGCCTAACCGTGTATGTATATCCTGTTTTATAATGTTTTCTAAAAAGTTTATATAATCTCATTATTAATTCACCCACTTTTCTTCAAAAATTGTATTTCCATAATTAAAACATTTCACATAATATTCAAATCTCTCAATGTATTCATCGAAAAATGTACTATTTGCAGCTTGCTCAATCATATTTCCAATATCATTCTGGATATTTTCTTTGTCACTTGCAATATATTGAGTATTTATTCCTTGACTTCCAATAGGTAGTCTGTCGCTAATATCAGAACGTCTTAACCACAGATTCACAGCATATTTGTTCATATGCTTGATAAATTTATAAGTACAATCAACAACATATCCTTTATACTGGTTTTCTGGTAACACAAATGAAATAGTAGTCCCTAAATAATTTCTTTTTAACACAATATTTTCCTCCTAGCACAAGCTTATCTTTCTAACCAAACTTCCCAATATCCATCACAATATTTTGTTTTTAAATCATTATAATGAAACTTAAGTAAATCCATAATTTGATAAATAAAATAGCAATAATCAACTTGTCCAGCTCTAATGTTTCTGAGCATATCATTAATAAAAGAGCAATATTCCTGCCAGTTAGTAGTGCCATGATATGTACCCATTGTTTCTTCATTCCAATATCCTGTTTCTTTTGAATATTGCATATTCTGACCTAATTTTGTAATACCAGATGCTGGTCTAACAAAAAGTTTTCTAATATCAAATTCTTTCTGCCATTTTTCGTCCGTAAGAGTAGAAGATGGTCTACCATTCGTATTGCTTATTAATCTCATTTCTCTAAGTTCCTCAAGTGTCATTGACTGATAATTTTTCATTTCTTTTTTCTGTCGCTCCTTTTCAATAATTGTTTTTTCGAGGTTATCTGCCTCTACATATTTATTTATTCTCTTTTTGTTTGGTGTTTCTGTAGAAAAATCATAAATATCAATTTCACCTGAAAATGTGTTATGGTTCTGTGTATAAATTTTTTCTTTTGACATATTTTAATAGTTCTCCTTTACTTTTAAAAAATAATTTGTTCATTGTAATCAGCTCCTTTGAGTGCTGCGTTTATTTGTTACATATGTTTATTCTCTGTTTTAGTTACGACTTATTGCCGTTTTTGATTTCTCCAAATGAGTCTACATTATAGATTTCCAACATCTTAGCAATAGCCCATTCAATTTCTTGCTCATATCCTTCTTTATTAAGCACATATATATTTGGTACATTTTGTGGTGGTTTCTTTGGATTAGGTTGAACACTACCAACTTCTTTTTTGATTAGGAGTGGTTCTTTGTCGCCAATAGAAGATGTGAGATATTGAATACATTGATTAATGGTATCTTTTGACATAGAGAGTTCTTTTGACATAGATTCTATACTTCGCCAAAAAGCTTCTGGTTTGATTTCGGGATTATACATAGTTTCTTCATTATCTTTATTTTTGGGGCGAATGAAAATATATGAATTAATATAAAGAAAAGCCATTAGTATATTCTCTTTATTGATGCTAGATTCATTCATCATAATAAAATCAAGCTGAGAAGATGTGATTTTTGAAAACTTGTCAACAGCATCAAAATTTTCAGGAATAATTTTAATCTCAATACCAGTATCATAAGTAATAGAATCAAGATCCTGTTGAACTTCAATCATTTTGTTGTTAATCATATATTCTAATACATCAAGAATTTCTTGGACTGCTTTTGGTCTACGTTTATGTGTTTTGTATCCATAGAAATTTAAAACCTTTCTAAGCGTAATCCAACTATAATCCTCATATGACCTATATTTATCAATAAGGATGTATGTAATATAGAATTTTCGACTAACTCCATATTTTGTTTTGATGTTCCCTTGAATATAATCATTTGGGAAGCGAGTAAAGTATTCTGTTTTCTGTTGCAATAAAAAATTCCTCCTTGTATGTGATATTTATTTATTCTCCATTTGAGATTAAGTGGACGATGAACTTACGAGCGTTCAGTAAAGTAGGTCTGAACCCCCCACTTGTTTGTTTTATTTTTGAAATTGGTAGGGGTTGAAACCAACTTTGCCGAACTGAAAGAAGATATATAACATTATTAATAAGACAGACTATTCCGTTTGTATTTCGCTTACGCTACATACAAACTCCATAATTTTTTGGTTGATTGTTATTGGTTGGTTTAGATATATGGTGTTTTGAATTAATACTTTCATTTGGGTACATGTATGATGTACCTATAATTTTATTCTCCATCTGAAGTATTATTCTGTTCCAAATCAACATACTTCTCTGTGAAGATATTATCTACAAAAAATACTGGTAGCTTATCATGATACATTTTATAAATTTCTTCACCTGATATACTTATCCAAAAATTACTACCTATTTGTCTTTGTTTCTGCAATGTTTCAATCTCTTTCCGATATTTACTATTTTTAATTATTCCTCCAATTTTTCCACAGATAGTACAGTAACTGCATAATGATGTATGAATACGTTCTTTTTCTTCTTGAGTAAATGCATTACTTTTAAAATTCCATTTATATTGGATTAAACATTCTTCATAGTGATGTTTGTGTTTTGATTTTTTATTGGCTTTGGATATATTGCTTTCTCTCTGTTTAAGATATTTTGGTATCTCTATTTCATATTTGTTCATTTTATTTTTTTTATTCCTTTCTATGTTTGTACTTATATATTCTCTGTTTGGAATTTTATTTTTGTGTATCTTTTTATTGGTAGTAATGGGATATGAGATAGATTTATTATGTGGTTTTTACGTACCCCCTATGTATGGGGTTAAATTAAAGAAAATGAGTGTGATTTTCGATTTTATATTGTTAGGTATGAATTTATCATTGAAGTGGTTTTGATTGAAATTTGAGTCGATTTCGTGCGATTTAGTCTAAAGATTGGGTATTGAAATTAGTTGGGTGAGTACTTAGTTATGATGTAAGAAATTAAATATGAGAGTTTTTATTTTTTGAATTAAATTTTGAATTAAATTTGGTCTGAGAATTTATATCACGATTATTGGATAATTTTTCATGAAAACTGGTTATCGGTGAAAATGCTTATATATAAGGAAGATTTTGAGATTGATGGTGTGATTTTAGTGTGATGGGATTTTGAAAATTAGGGGTTGAAGTGGATAAAAGGCTTGTAAAATAAGTGGATTGACGATATGGGGTACGATAAGTGGTTTGAAGGATGAAATTTTGGATTTTGCTTGATTTTGTTGGGATTTTGGAGTTTGTAGTGAAGTAAGATTTTGAAGTTGGTGTATAGATGAATCTGCTATATGGATTTCAGAAAAGACAAGCTGCGGATCTGGTTTTTAGTACCCTCAGTTAGTCTAAAATAATGGTTAATAGATATATATTGACCACTGTTTTTACTATTAAGTTGATGTGGTTTTTAAAACTATATGAGATAGTATTGATATTATTATCTGACATAGTTTAAAGCTATGTTTTATCGTTTATCATAGTTTTAATCTATACTAATCAATTTATAATAAAATCATAAAAATGTGTTGACAATCATACAAACATATGATAAAGTGTAGACAAGTTAAGAACGAACCACACGAACAACTGACTAGAAAAAAAGTTCTTGACAATCACAAGTTCTTGTGATAAAATAATCTCAACAAAACAAAGAAAAGCAACAAAGTGCTAAGGCTCGGCAAACTCACATAGTTGCAATCAAAAGTTTTTGTTGACAATCACACAAACGTGTGATACAATCTAAGCAACAAATAAACAAGCACCAAGCAAGAAAGAAGGTTGATTCACTGAAAAATGTATAATCCAAAAGGGTACTATGTACCTAGTGGATACATGGGTTATGTATCAGAAGAAAAGAGTTATATACTCTTTTCAACTGAACAAGAATATCTTGATTACATAACCGACTAACTCACAAATGAATTGTATAGATAGTCCCTCAACAAGTCTATTCTATCACAATTCGTGAGTTAATTCCACACCAAAAATATAAACAGTTCTATTCATGTATAGGTACTGTTTGCAATTCCTAGAGTTGTAAGCAAAAGACTAGAAGTGCGTAGGGTTGCTAGTGGTTTTAATATCCAACGTTTCCACTATACAAAGCAGTCCCAAAAGGACGAATATAAAATGGTTATATGGTTTTACCTAGAAAAAACCTAGTCTGTCAGCTTATTACTTTGCGGACGAACCTACAATATTTTTGTAGGAATAGGGTAGTTCCCTTTAGTGGTATAGGGTTCACGTTCTTAGATTATTTTCTAGGAGTGGTCAACGATAGAACAAGCAACCGACACATAGATAAATAACTTACGCTAACAAATAAAAGCGTACTCTTATAAGGTTCAATTCAAAACTTACTTATAAGAAGAAATACATAAGAGACAGACACAAATACAAAGTGGCAGATAGTAGGGTAGCACCTACTATTCTTGATGTTGGGTAACTCCAACTCACATGACCGTTGTACCTCTGTGTTCTGTATAATTCAAGTTATACATAGTTAGAGGAGCAGATCAGCACTACCAGTCTGCTCTTTTATAGTGTGCATAACACTATGACAACAAATACAATAAAACCATGATAGCACCTATGCGTTAAATAGGAGAATAGGAGATATTATGAAAACATTATCAATCAATTTTTATGCAAAGAACATCACAGAAGAGTCTAAGTCTGAACTTATGACAGCAGTACAGCACGAGTCTTGCAATATGAATATTCAATTACTCGATGATACAATCGCTAAACTTGAGAAGAAGATTGCTAACGAGAACGGCAATTATTCAGCAGAAGAAGTACAAGCTTTCCAGGTACAATTAGATTCTGCAAATGAATCACGGACTAAGTTTGTGGAGACACAGACGGACACATTAGAAGTATACAATAAAGTTATTTCTACTATGTCACAAAAAAATGCTGACCACTTTGGCAACTCTGCTGATGTTATAAGAACTGTACTTCGTGTACTTGGCTCATGGGATAACTCTAAACTTGTAAAGTATGCAATTATTCCTGCTTTTGAATCACCTGAACTTTATGAAGCTTTACAGGCAATTCATATTAACTCCAAAGCAGGGGATGACGGAAATCTTGTAGTAAGCAAAGAGGTAAAAGAAGCCTATAAAAAGGCAAGCGCAGAACTCGAAACAATCATCAAGAAAACTTTCTCTCTGCCTTTTGAAACTCCGTATACAGATAAGACAAGAGTGAAACTGACTGCAGAAGATAAGAAACTCTTGAACGATTGCTATATCAAAGGATTTTCTAACAAGTTTGATGTAGACGATGAAAAGGGAACTGTATCATTTAAAAAGCGTCAGATTAACACGCTTGTAAAGGCAAAAAAGAACCGCAAAACAGGTGAAATTACTTATGATTATAGCGGACTTGCAAGCACTATCAGCAACATTGTAATTAAGCATTATTTCGCATAATACAAAACAAAATGTATAGTACGAAAGGCAGAATTTCGGTTCTGCCTTTTAATAGTGTACATTTTAATAAAAGGAGAGTGAACGCAAATGAAAATGAAAATTAGACGAACACTTGGAAATGAACTTTACCACGGAAAGCAATTTCCGATCAATACAATTGTCTTGCGTAGTGAAAACGGAGTAGAGATTTTCTGCTCTGATTTTAGAATGAGAAAAGGCAAAATTACTGTGCTTATTCATATTCCAGGTAGAAAGAAATTTCTCAAAACTGAAATGCGTAATGAATATACAAAGGTAATGTATGACTATACGCAGCAATTCAAAGACGATTCAAAGCGTTTGAATTATAAGCAAATGATAGCACACGATCGAAAACGGAAATGCGGATCTAGTGGCGTGCGTTTAGGGAAATTCTGTGGTCAAGTAACTGACTATGAATGCACGAAAAATCCATTACATGATTTTAGAAGAGTGTATTGCTAATCACAAGATTTTGTGATAGAATGGAGGCGTATAAAATGGAGGTGAAGTAAATTGATAGTTTATTATAAATTGTCGAATATTTTAAAAGAACGTAATATGCAATGGAAAGACTTATGCGAAGCAGGCATTTCTGTAAACACACCAACAAAATTTTCGCAAAATAAAACTATGAATACGGAAATGATAGATAAAGTTTGTGCATTTCTAAAGGTTCAACCAGGGGATATAATGGAATGGGTAAATGAATCAGACCAAAAGGAAAGAGAAATCCAAGCGAAAATTGATGCTTTACAAAAGCAACTTGCGGATGTAAGAGCAAGTAAATCAAACTAAACAATCATAACCCAAAGCACCCACGTAGGCAAAACTACTAGGTGCTATTTTTATACCCAAAAACAGGAGGTAACAACCATGTCAGAAAAAGCAAAACAAATCCACAATGCCTATTGTGATTATGAAGTTGCAAAGGCAAAACAACCATCACGGATCTATTCAGTCCGATCTGAGGTTAAACGGAAACCACAGGGAATTAAAACGCACAATATGAGCAAAGCGATGTTAGCACAGACGTTAGCATCGCTTTTTTAATGCACAGAAGGGAGAATATAAAGATGCAAAAAGCAATTATGTTCCGTGCTTACAACGGAGTTGAAATCATAGACACTCGCCCAGAAGCTGAAATTTCATACTCAAATATGAAATATGCAGAGGAACTTGCGTCAAAGAGAAAACAAAAAAGGAACAAAGAACATAAAAGTTTTGCGGAAATATTATCTGCATTGCTTTAGAAAGGAGGCAGAATGAGAGGCTATAACACACCAGAAGGTTACAGAGGGCTTGTAAAAGGTAAATATATACTTTTCACAAGCGAAACTGAATATTATGAATATATGTTAGAGAGGGAGGAAGTATGACTGAAAAACAGATAAGGGAAATAAAGCGCAACCTTTGTGTAAATTGCGGTGACAGGATTTGTTGTCACGGAATGCAGAGTTGTAAAGATGCAAATGAATATATCACGAAAATAAGCGATCGCATATAATGTGGTCGCTTTTATAATGCAAAAAATTATTTCAAGAAAGGTAAAGGTAAAAAATTATGTGCAAAAGAACATTTTTATTCCCAGAAGAAGCGGAGAAAGAAGTAGCAGAAATCAGAAAGGCAGAAGGAATTGACGAAAAGACAGAAAAACTTTTTATCAAAGAAGTAATCAAAAATGCAAAAGCAAATTCACGGATTGGTGACAAGGTACTGATTTGTATTGATCCAAAATTTATCCATTATCCTGAATGGCAGAGAGAAATCAGATTACCGAAAGCGTTGTCGATTGGCAACAACTATGACAGTAAAAGATGGGGATTACCAGCATATTGGTATCATGATGGATTACTTTGGGCAATTGAAGGACAGCACAGAACATACGGTTCAGTAAAGGCAAAGAAAGATGCCGTTGTTGGCGAGGTTATTGAATGCAGCTTAAAAGAGGCAATTGATTTATTTGTAAATCAGACAAAAGACAGAACACAGGTACAACCGAAAGATACATATAAAGCTTCAATTGTCGGTGGCGATGAAGATTATTTGATGCTTAGAGATATCTGCCACAAACATAATCTTGCAGTAAAGGGAGACAGGAATAAGGAAAATACTGTAGGAACGCTCACATCTATAACAGATGGAATTGAATTAGTTCGCATGAATCCAGAATTGCTTGATCATATTCTTGAAATTATCACTAAACTTGAATGGAATGGATACGCAGACAGCTACAACGGAAAAGCATATACCGCAAAAATTATTCGTGCTTTAAAAGCATTATATGCTTATACAGATGGTCGAACAGATGAAATGGAGAAAGCCTTAATTAAGCATTGTAAAGGAACTGAATATTTTGTAGAGAATGTAATGGATAAAACACAGGCACAGATTTTTGATTATCTGTCTGATATTGTTCGTTATGAAATGGAAAGTCCATTTACAGACAAAAATAAAACTGCAAAGAAAACATTAAAGTCAAAAGCAATGTAACAGAGAATAAACAATTAGAAAGCGAGTGATGAAAAATGAAACATCGGTAACAAAAAATATCAAAAAAGCAAACCAATATATACAACATATAAATACGAAGCGGGGATAACGGCTACACGGTCACATTATAATAAGGAAAGGATTGGTGTTAATGGCATATAGAAGAACAAAACAGTTAAGAGAATTTGAACCAATTTTATATAGAAATGGTTATAGATTCGCACGGTGCAAAGGAAGTCATTTCATTTATATTAACAGGACTTCTCATAAAATAATCACAGTCAACAAGGACTTAAATAGAATGGTAAGAGAAAGACTTATTAAGGAAATGGAGTTTGGAAAATAATATGACAATTGAAGAATATGAGAACACAAAAAACGAATTAATAAATAATCTGGAATCAGAGCTTGAAAGATTAGCAGACGCTGCAAATGTTTCCTATGATAGTGAGGATGACATTGAAAACATCATTGATAAGGCAGAATGTGATTTAGAATTGATTAACTCACAGATATATGATGTTAAAAATGCTTTATCTGAATTACGCAAAATGAGAAATACGAGAATAGAAGAGTAGGGAGGTGTAAAAGATGAAATGGATAGAGTTATTACGGAAAGATAATTATGCATTATTACAAAGCGAAAGTGATACACAATATGCGGTTGTAAGTGGTTACGATCCTGCACAGCCAGAGAATCAGCAGTGGTCACACGGAACATATTTTACTTATTGGAATAATGCAAAGAGAAAGGCAGATTGCTTGCAAAATGCTTTAGATTGTTTCAGAAGTAGAACAGAAGAGAATTATGTAACCAAAGGTCAGAAATACCTTGAAATCTACAGATATGACTATATGGAAGGCACGTTTAGGGAAATCTTACAGTCATTAGATTTAGATGATGACTTGGTTGGTGATTCGCTTGGATGCTACTGCATTGTGGATGAAAATAGTTTGAAAAGTAAGGAGAAATAATTATGTCACGGAAAGCAGAAGAATATGTAGTGGGGATTTTATTTCCTTATGAAAATAGAACAGAAATCAAATATGTAACAAGCATATCAAGTAAATCAAAGGTTGCAAAGTGGGAGGATGGACAAAATGCAATGACTTTTTCAAAAGCATATGCAAAGGATCTTGCATGGGGATTAACATTAAACGGAAACCCTGCAATTGCAATGTTGAAAGAATCGTATTTGCATTTGGAAAATCCTAAAATAGAAAGTGAGTGATTAATATGACAGTTGGAAAATTAAAAGCAATGTTGGAAGAATATAACGAACATATGGAAATTGTATTTCAGCCATCAGGAGATGCATATGGAGAACGTATTGGACATGTTATTGAGGAAGGCAAGGGAATAGCTCCGTTTAGAGGTAATGACTACAAGGCGTTAATTCTTACTTCTGATGGGCAATGCGGTGAAGTTTGCAACGAAGATGATTTAGATTTGTAAAAGATTGAGGTGATAGTATGCTAGATAAGCTAACAGACAAGCAGAGAGAAAAGCTTGCTAATTTGTGCGAACAAATTAATTACATTTTCACAGAAGAAGACAATGGATTCACAGAAGATAATATTGATGAATATTATAGAAGTTCTCTTTATAAGGGAATTTCAGGTGTTATGTACAAGTTTGGAAAATGGTGCTAGAAACAGATATTCCAAGGTGAAAGGAGAATGAACAATGGTAAGAATTGGTAGTATTGGAATAAATTTGCAGGATGAAACAAAAGAAGTTTCAACCGAAAATAAAGTTTTGAGTTTTCATCTTTTTGGTCAGTGTCCAAAATGTAAAAGCGAAATAGAACTTGTAGAATCTATGAAAACAGATTCTTGTGAATGCGAAGATTCATATTCATTCACAGGTTGGAGATATAAATGTAAATGTGGTCATGTGGTGCAAATTCATGAAGATGCTTTTGATTCTGTTATTGATTCGTTTTATGAAGTTGGATTTGTAGAAGAAAACGCAGAGTAAATGGATAGTTTATTAGAAAGGAGAAATAAAAATGGCAAGAACAAATTTTGATATTATTAGAGGTTTAATGATTGCAGATAATACTCTTGACTCTTGGATTTGTGAAACAGAAGCAGAAGAGAAAAGAGATTTGACAGCAGAAGAAGAGAATGCATATATTCAGAATATTGTGGATATATGCGAAGAGATAATGCAGGGTTTGTCTTGCACTTTAGTGGAAGCATATAAAGAGATTTCAGAATAAATGCGTGTTTCCTTGGATTGAAGGTGAGAGAAAATGAATAGAATTGATGAAATTATTTATAAAGAGACACAAAAAGCAGCTTATGAAGAACAGTGCGAACAGGGATTTGTTCATCAGGAACAGCCAAACGAAGATTATTTTGAAGGTTTAAATGATTATTGGGATGGAACAATGAGTATTTGAAATTAAAATGTGTGTTGCTTATGAATTGGAGGTAAGAGAAATGAAAGCAAGAAAAGATATTAAACTTGGGAAAGATGAAGAATTTGTAGAAGATATTAGAGAGTGCAATAATCGGTGTCCACAATGTGGAGGGCTTTTGATTGCAAATTTTGGGGCAGGAATTTCGGTTGAATTTTGTGCAGAAGATAATTGTGATTATGAAGATTACGATTATGATTTGTAATAAGAAATTCGCATTTACTGGGAAAAGGAAACAAATATGTATAGAGGGTTTATTTGAAGATAGGAGGATATTATGAATCTATATGATGGTTGCGAATCAAATAAGGAAATCATTTATGGTTTTACTTCACTTGATTTCTACGATAAATTAGAAAAGCGACAAAATGAAATTTTATCACAAGGAAAGAAGGTTGTGTTTGTAGAATCAAATACAAGTGTTCATTTAGGTGCAAGAGTTGTTATATATTCTGATAAAATCCCTGAAATCATGCAGAATTACAAACACAGATACGTTAAAATCAATGGAAAATGGACAAGAAATAGTCTTCTTGGATATTGCGATTGCTGTGGAAAGTATACAGAACTTGTTTGCTTGAGCGATAAAGGAAGAACATGTGAAAATTGTACAGACTGGGATTTCTAATAAAACTAAGATTTCTTGGTATGATTGGAGGTAAAAAACAATGGAAAACAAGCCTTATGCAATAGCAGTACGGATTTATGAATCGAATGGAGCAACGATGGCAGATATTAAGACTTCTCCTTGTGATGGTTTGAGAACAGAAACAATCACATGGACAAAACCAAACGAAAGAGAAAGGTTTTATTATAATGGCTATACGTTGATTTATGACAAACGAATTGAAAAAACAAAACCTTTTGAAGAAATTAGATAAGGAGTGAAGCGAAATGACAAGCATTGAAAAGTCAAAAGAAGATGCAAGGAACTTAAACGAACTCACTGATCATTTGATTAAATTACTTGAATCGGATGATAAGCGGTTCTCATTTGAATTTTGTGCAGGTGGCACAATGGAGATTTACGACAAAGAAAAAGAAATCGGTTATGCAGTTCACATTGCACCAATTGAATATGATGAAAATGGAAATGCAATAAATTTATAGCAAACGCAAAGGCAGTTAGGAGAATAATCTACTAGCTGCCTATTTTATTACAAGGAGGGAACGATTATGAGTAGATGGTTATATGATCCTGAAACGGATTCACGGAATAGGAAAGAGTTTACTTACAATTTGCCAATACATGAAAATGAGGACTTACTTTTAGGTTTTACATATAGGCAAATTATGAATGAAGTAATTGCAAATTATGGTCACAATGCAACAGAAAAAGAAATCAGAAAACAGGTAAACGAACATCTGGAAATGGCTAAAGAAAATATGGAAGAAAATTTAATGTTGTGTATTGACAGTATGTTAAAAGAAATTAAGGAGGCGTAATTATGTATAAAATCATTAACCCATGTAAGTGTAAGGTTTACACAAAAACAGGAAACGAAGTAGATAGAAATGCATTTGTAAAAATTGAATATAAAGATTCAAAATTAAGTATGTGTGGTGTAGTTGCACCATTATCAAATGGAGATTGCCTTGGCTCTGCTGGTCAGTGTGTAGATGAAATTAGAAATGGTTCACCAACAGATGAGTGGACAACGGAAATGCTTAACAAATTATGTGATATTTGGGATAGATGGCATTTGAATGATATGCGTCCTTATTGTGAACACATGAGAGAACTTGGATGGACAGAACACACTCAGGATAAAGTTAAAATTGAGAAATGGACTTTAACAAAAGAAGCTTGCCAGAAAAAAGATAACGCAAAGAAAAGAGCATTGGAATGTTTGAAAAATGGAGAACCATTTTATCCAACTAAAGAGGAAACAACATATGCAAATATGGAATATTCTATTGATGTTTATGATGGTGAAGAAGTCACTTATGGAGAAGCATACGAATTAAAAGAGAAAGATTGTTTAGGACATTCAAATACAGAATATAAGACAAGAGGTTGGATTTCATATAAAGATCACAAACTCGGTTTTATTGGTAGAGAATGTCCAGTGTGCGGTTATAAATACGGAACTGCTTGGAAGATGGAAGAAGTACCACAGGATATAATTGAGTGGCTGGAAAGTTTACCAGAAACTAAAGTAAAGCCAGCATGGGTATAAGGAGGTCTAGTATGAGAGAAATTGAAGTAAACAATGGATGTAAGATTGTATTAGAGAATAAATCACAAGGTATAGAAGTTATTCATTGTGACAGTAATGGATGTATTGAATATAGTTACAATATTCCTGATGGCGATCTTGTAATGTTGCTGAATTATTACAGAAACTGTAAGAGGGGCAGAGAGAAATCTGATTATATATTAGAAGGTAAAATTAGAAATACGAACACAGATAATGTCGAATATATCTAAGCAAATGAAATTGTAATTTACAGTGAAATTTTAGAAAGGTAAAAGGTGATTTATATGAAAAAATATGTAGTAATTTGTTATGCAGTACACGAAAAAGAAATCGCAAGTCATGATGCATTCGATAATGAGGATGATGCTTATGCATTTCTCGAAAAGGATGCACAGAATACTTATGAAGAAGAAATGAATAACGCAAGCGAAGAAGATAAGAATTCGATTGATTTTACAATAAGTGATGATGGTTCAGCATATCTTTCATCTTATGATGGAGAATATGAATGGACTTGGGAAGTAATTGAGGTTTAATACAGAGAATAATAAGACAGACGCAAACAAATGTGTCTGTCTTATTTATTTGGAAGGAGTAAATGAAATGATTATATTGCAAAGAGATTCACGGTATGAGGTGGGTGATCCTGATTGTGTGTTTAAAGTAAAATCAGGTGACTTAATTACGCCTATAAAGCGAATTGGATATAAAACTACATTTGATGATTGGGAAGATTACGGAGAAATCACGGATGAAGATATAAAAGATTTATATATTTTCTGTTGTCCTAACGATGAAATTCAAACAGAAGTTTATATTTCAATTTGTTCAAATTGGGATTTAATTTTTGTTGGCAGATATAAAGGTATTTTCTTTGATAATACAGAGGCTATTACAGCAAAAATTAATGCATGGATTAACAACAATATGGAGGTGTGACTATGAATACATTAGAAGATATTTTAGTAGCATTAGGAAGTAAAAAACCATTCTTAGACAAGATAATAATTGATGAAGATGGTGGAAGGCAGCCATTCACCAAAGGCGGTGCTAAAGCATATGAAAAATTGACAGAAATCTTATATGCGGTTGGAGAACTTACTAATACAGATATGAATAGTATTGTTGAAGAATTAGATAGTATAGCGAATCAAGATATGTAGGAGGTAAGCGAAATGGTACAATTACGGCAATACAAAATGGTTGAAGGAATTGGAAGTCATTGGAATAAACGATGGGAAATCCAAGAGAAATATAAATATTTTGAAAATGGAGAATGGGTTTATTCCTGGCATTTAGTATTTTGGAGCAGTGATAAAGCGAGATGCGAAGAAGTGTTTGAGAAATATAAAAAATTAGGAGGTAAGCGAAATGATTGAGTTAAAAGATTTATTGGAAGAAAATGAAACACTTGTGACATTTCATCTTTGCAATGAATATTGGTCACGGAATGCAATCACAGTAAAAGGAAGTGATGATATTTCTGGTGCATTAGAAATGACATTACATAGAATACTTGAAGCTGGTGGAACAGAAAATGATGTAAAGCGAATTATGGGTGCGGAAATTCCAACAGAAGACGAACTTAAAGAACTTGAAGAGTTTGATGAATTTAGCTGGATAGACTTAGGTTATGTATTACCTGGTTTGATTGATTTATGGGAAGAAAGTGAGGTTGATTGATATGACAATAGAAATATTAAAAACCAGAATAGATGAAATATTAAAGAAAATGTGGGGTGTAAATGAAGATGGTGGCATCGAAATTTATACTGACTACAGAGAAAGAGAACTTTCTGATAGTTTCTTAAAAGAGATATTTGAGCATGATAATCCAAGAGAGGCATTTAATGATGAATTAGCTGATTGGGCTATGGATTATGCAATGGAGTATGGAGAAGATGAGTTTGAAAAGGATATTCGTGAAGAAATGACGGATGAAGAGGAAGAGTATTTTACAGATAATTTTAATGAGATATGGGAGTATGTAAGAGAAAATACATATTTTTATTACAACGCCGAGGATTTTAATAATGAAGTCAAAGTAAATATTATGGTGGATTGTGGTAATTGGAATTACGATTGCGTTTGCGATAATGTTCTGAATTGGTATGGAAATTCAGGAGATGGAAGTATTGACAAAGAATCATCTATGCTATGGTTAGCAAAAACACAAGGTAAAGCAACTGCATTAAGAAAGGCATGTAAACAAGTACATAGGGATGATGGATATTATGTAGATAGAGATAAAAACAAAGACAAATTTATAGAAAGCTGCATACAGGAATTTGAAAATCTTCCATCACATATGGCAACTGTAACATTTCTTGTAAAAATGCCGTTATTTGATTTGTTTGATTTAATCGAATTACAGAATAAAGAATATGACGAAAAAGGAAAATATGATCCACGAAAGAATGAAAAATCAAAATCTTATATAGTTCTTGGAAAAGAAACAATGTGTGGGTTGTATGATTCTTGGTCTGGTGGTGGTTCTGTATTAGAAGTAGAACTGGATAAGGATGTTAAACTTCCTATTAAATATGCAATCTTTTGTGTAGAGGGATGTAAGATGCATGGATATGATATTGATGAAGTTTATGGACTGATTGATAGTTGTTGGAAAGAAACAGTAAAGGAAATAAAAGAGGTTGCATAAAACCAAAGGAAAGAACTGTTTCATAAAAAGAAAGTGAGGTACAAAATATGAAAACAATAATTGATAAAAGCGAATGTAAACCATTAAGTGACAACATTGAAGGCAAGTTAGTAGTAATTAAACCAGATTTTTTTAAACCAGAATTTAGAGAGGCAAAGTATCAGATTGTACTTGCATTAAGTGGTTTTGGATGTGATGCAAGTAAAATGGGAAATGCGGTATATGTGGAAGAAGTTCATACTGATAACCCAGAGCATTACAGACAGGAAAGATACAATCTTATTGGTGAACCAACAGAGGAGATTATTAAGGAATGGAAATCAATGTATGGGGAATTTAATGAAAAAGTACAGAAAGTATTGGAGGTGTAGGATTTATGATGACAAGAGAAAGATTTGCAGAGACAAACTGGAAAATGAGTTATGAGGAATATCAGAAATGCGATTGTACTGAATGTAAAAAAGAAGAATGTCCACACAGAGGAGCGTATAGAAGAGTGCCTGAGATTGATGATGGACTTGGTTTGTGTCCTAATCTGAAGGGAGAGTGATTAGCATGAGTAAATTATATTTATTATGTGAATTAAATGATGAGGATTATGCATATGCGGAACATAAATTCTTCAAAACTTACGAAGAAGCAAAGCAAGCAGCTATTAAGTCATGTAAAGATTGGAAAAGTAATTGTGATATAGAAATTGAAGATGAAGGTTTTAGAATAACTGCAAGATACGAAGATTCATTCTATGTAACAGAAATTAAACAGATTTGTCCTGAATGCGGAACTCATCTTCTTATATGGCATCATGGATATGAAGGTGTTGATTTTGAAGTTAGGTATCAAGGCACATATGAAGAATGTGAAAGAACAATGAAAAAGGAAATTCAAGAACTGGTTGATAATTATGAATTAATAGATGAAGACATTTGCATCAACACAATTGATACAGGTAATGAATGGGAAGTATTTGATATTGTAGAAATTGGAGAGTGATTAAATGGAAACAATGTTACTAAAAGATACCCCCTGATTAAATAAAGGAATTTTAGAAAAGCGTTTTAGTGTAACAGTTATCAATAAAAAGACACGGAAACAGAGAACATATAAAAATAGAAGGTTGATAATTGACTTAATTGCTAGATGTATAAAGGAGAGTGATTAGAATGTACAGAGTATATCAATTAACGGATGAAGAGAAAGATAAAATTGTGCGATGTCGTTGGGATGGAGATACACATTACTATGATGTATTTGAATCACAAGAAGAGTGCGATGAAGAACAGAAAAGACTAGATAAAATTGAAGCAGAATATAAAAAACAGAAAGCTGATTATTTAAAAAAATTGTAAGGGAGAGTGATTGAAATGTTCAAATATATTATCAGTTATGATGGCGGTCAGTTAAGAGACAGCTCCGATTTTGAGTGGGGATTATTTGATTCCTATGGTGAAGCTGAAGAAGAAGCCAATAACGCAAAAGAAGAATACATGAGAGATTGGGACATTGAAGGCAGTGAATATGATCCTGATGATTTCTGTATTGAGATTGAGGAGGTATGATTTTATGGTAGATCAGTGGACAGGAGAATGGACAGAAGAAAAAGATTATAGTAAATATCCAAAAGAGAAATGGTGCGATTGTGATTACATGGCTGCATGGATCAGAGAACAGAAATACGAACCAGAAACATCAATGAAAAATTTAATAGAAATGATTTTTGGTTATTACTTTGAAAATGATGGCGTAAAAGAAAGAGGATATTTTGCAATTAAGGATGAAAGAAAATATCCTGATAATCTTATGATATTTGTTCCAGATGTAGCAGAATATGTATCTGCAAGTGGTGGATTAAGCGAATTTGATTATGAAGCATAGATTGGAGTGATGGAAATGAAAATAAAGTGTCCTAATTGCGGAAAAGAATTTGATTTGTATAGATTAAAACATGATGAAAATAACCTCGAAGGATTTTATACATATCATTCTGAATGTCGAGCTAGTTTTGACATTGATTTTGATATGAACAAGACATTTATAACAGATATTCCTAAAATGGCAGATTTTAAAATCCTTACAAAAGAAGAATTTTTGGAAAGTTACAGTTATTTAACAGAGGACGAATATGATGCAACCGCATTATATATGGACTGGTTAAACGCAGATGACGAAGAACCTTAGAACATAAGAAATAGCAATTTCAAACGGAAAGGATGGTTAATTTATATGCTTAACCTGACAGAAAACGGATATGTTTATACAAGTAAAAATGGAATCAAATATGACTTATTTGAAGGAACATCAATTGGAACATCACCTAAAAAGACATCAGATATAATCTTTATTATGATGTCTGATGTTGATTTTAATGTTGAAAATCATATTGTCGGCTGGTTATTTGGTGCTTTTATATTGCCAAACAGACTCGATGAATATGATGCAAGTATAACAGAAATGGTTGATATTTACGAAAAAGAAAACGGAATAGGAGAGTGATTATATGGTAACAGAAAATGGAATGGTTATGATGACGCTTGGCGAATATCATAGCTTAAACGTAACAAAGAATAAAGTTGAAGAGATAGAAAAGTCAAACGAGATGTTACGAAAAGCAATGATACATTTGACGGGTAAGGGGAATACAACTGATATTAAAGTTTCTCGTTCAGATTTCATTAAAATGCATGAGATGGCAGTAAATGAAATGTTTGAAAACAATAGCGAAGAAAATGATGTTTATGGATACAATATTACGATACATTGGCATGGAATGTATTGTAGTTGTTCAGATGGAGCGACACCAAGTAATTACATAATTCCTGCAATTGTGAATTGCGATGAAGAATTAGATTGGGAGGAGTGATGATATATGGGTGTTAAAAATTTATATGGATATACAGTAGATGCATTGGCAACTGGAATCGTAAGAGCTGATAATATTGAAGATGCAAGAGAAAAAGTTAAGGCAGCTTATAAAGCGCATAGTGATTGCTACGATGAACAGAGAGACAATATTTCTGTTTGGAAATTGGATGAAAATTCCTGGTTTGCGGATAATCCAGACGTGATTGAAATTATGAATCATTGAGAAATGGGAGGAGAATATGAATATACATAGTATATCAAAAGAGAAAAGAAACGTAATTGTAGAATTAGATGCAAATGATCTTGCTATTATCTGCAATGCTTTGTACGCACAACCTAGAGAAAATAAGGAAAAAGAAAACTTCTTGCAACTTTACAGTGACGCAATGATGGCAAGAGATTTATGTCAATATGGTCATGTAGATAATTTCTGTCTGCGAAATATTGTTAAATGTCGCAATGATATAGGAAAAGGCTTGGATGGTGTTTTATCCGATGACGATATTGACACATTTAATTCATATCTTGAAGGAAATGATATGCCAACAGCATTTGGAAATACAGATTGGAGAAGTATTTACAATAAGATCGTTGGATATAGAAGAAGTGAAAAGCTAAAACAGTGGATGGAAAATAAAGCGGATTAAACAAGAGTTTCTATGGAAGAATGGAGGAAGACAATATGATTTGGACAAGATTATTTAATGTAATAGGCACTGATGATTTAGAAGGCATGACATTTGCAAGATGTACCACATATGAAAAGGCTTTAAAAGCAAAAGAATGTTTAGAAAACAATGGATTTGAAGATATGATTGATATAGTTCAAGATGAAATTCCAGTGGATGTAATTGAAATTGATTCTCAACTATTAGAATTATAGCAATGAAATGAGGATTTGCTAGGGAAAGAAATATTATGAATTATAGAATCAGTAAGAAGATTTATAAAAGAGCAGACTTTAAACTGAAGTCGTTCATTGCAACAAATCACGATAAACGCACGACATATGATATTGCGAAAGAAGAAAATATCCTTTCTGGCTTAGAACGTAGTATTTTTATTGCTAAACAGAATAAATGGATGAAACGAATAAACAATATTGTTGATGAATTAAAAGCAGAAGAACAAATCATGGATGAAGAAATGCAAAGATGAATGTAGGTGATATTTATGGAAAAAGCTCCAACACTAAAAGAATTATTGAGTAACCGAAAAGAAAACCATGCAAATTCAATCATTGTTTCCACCAAGAACGATAAAGACTTATTCAAAGGTGACGTATCTGAATTACCGAAAAAATTGTTAAATATTCAAATTTTCGCATGGGATAAAAGAGACGGAATATACATAACAATCGAGTAAAGTTTAGAAGAATGGAGAATCTTATGGATAACGGACTTTATCATATACAGGATAATAAAATTTATGAGATGTCACTAAATGAGCCTATGAAAAAAATTGGGGTTGTAGCAAGTGACGAAGCAATTATGAACATTATTGATACAGTCACAGAATATATGTACTGTAATTATGGCGATTGTTGCATGAAAAAAATAACATGGGATGAATTGCAAATGGTTCGTAACGAAATCAAAGAAAATGCAATGAAAATGATTAAAACAAATTTGGACATGAAACGATGATTTCTTGACAGAATGGAGGCTTAGAATATGACAAGAGAAAAAGCCACGAGAATTGTAAATGGATTTTTTAATGATATGAATCCTGCTTTATGGAATGGAGAAGGTAATAAACCAGAAAGTTTTGATGAACGACCTTGGCAATGCGAAATAGTCGATGGTATAAATCTTGAAATTACTTTTGCTTATGATGAAGAAGATGGATGGCATTATTATTGCGATTTAGTTTATACCAAAGATAACAGTTCTTTTGACTTAATGAGTGGTTATGGAATTGATTCTAAACTAAATGTGATAGATACAGTAATGGATATATGTAGAAACTATGAGTAAGTATTGGAATTGTGATTTAGATAGGAGCGATTGGAATGGATTATGAAATAGGTGATACAGTAAAAATATCTGTTTATGTAACAGAAAAATGGAGCAGATTAGTTACTTGTAAAATCACCAATAAGTATATAAGAAATAATGCTACTTATTATTCTTTGCAAGAGATAAATGGAATTTATAGAGTAAGTAACGTAAAAGAAAACCGATTCATACTTGATTAACATGAAACGGAAATTTCAAAAGGATGGTGATTAAATGATTTTATTATTAGGTAAAAATAATGCAGTTGAAAGGTATGCAAAAGAGATACTGAACATTGATATGGATGATGATATTGTTTATTATCCTGATGAAACATCCCATTATACAGATCTGCCGAAATGGGTTGAATTAGCGAGAGAAGAGAAACCCTATGTGGTGACAACACAGAGACTAGACATGATTGATGCATTTCTTCATTCTGATTTGGAATTTAAAGTGATAACAGCTTTTGAAGTAAATGATAATATTAAAGGAAGAGTTCTTGAAAATAAAGAAAAAGCTATATACGTAAAAGAAATACTTGGATTAGAACTACGATGAAAAGCACTTCTAGTCTTTTTAATATGACACAACACATGATATAATTAAAGAAAAACGGAGGTAATCATTATGGGAGAATTAATTGGATGTTTGATTGCAGGATACTTATGTATTTATCTTCCTTGGAAAGCAAGCCAAAAGGAAGAATCTCGGAAGAGACAAGATATGTATAACAACTTAAATAAGAAATCTGTAGACGAAATGGAAAAGTGGAGAAAATAGTAATATAAAATAAGAAAGGTTGTTGATGATTATGTTCGGAGGACTATTAGCATTTTTAGGAATCTATGCAGGAAGTGCTGCAAAGGCGGCTTATGATAATTATGATATGAAGAAAATTACTCGTACAGTTGATGAAAAGGGAAATGTTCATTATGCAGACAGGTTGTGTAATGAATATATCAACGGTGAACGAGTAAAGAGAGTGGAGACAACAGACAGGAACGGAGTTAAATTATATTCTACTGTTGGTGTCAACAGTAGTAAAGTATATGATACTTCTTATGGAAGGGGTACACAGCAGTTATTCGAAATGAGTGAACATGATAAACAAGAAAATTTGAAATACGGAAAAAATGTATATAGTCAATACAATCCATATTTCGGAAAAACTGTTACAACTGAAATTAGTTCAGGCAGAACAATTACCTGTTTGTTTAGCGGTAAAAATAGTAAGACTGGTAAAGAGTTCTATAGAGTATGGTATTTCCGTCCAGAATGTCAAGGAAAGCTTGATTACAATATTACTGTTGATGGCGATATGGGAATTGAAATTACAAAAGAAGAATTTAATAAGTTGAAATTTGGAGCTTTGACATGTACATGTATGCCAAGTGATTATGATGTAGTCCATGCATTATGGGGTGATAGGTAATGAATAAACAAAGAAGAGAAAAAATAGGTAAACTTAAAGCAAGGATTCAGAGTACACAAACTGAATTAAAACAGATATCAAGTGAGTTATCTTCCATACTTAATGAAGAACAGGACGCATTTGATAATATGCCAGAAGGTTTACAAAGCAGTTACAGAGGAATGTGTTCTGAAGATGCAATTGATAGTATGGAAGAAGCAAGTGACAAACTTGATGAAGTAATTGAGCTATTGAATGATATAGTATGAAAGAGAAAATGTTGGAGGTAGATTATGAAGTTTAAAAAGTTGAAACATATTGGCAATCATGATTGGTATATTCAGATTGGTGATACAATTGGTAACAAACCATTTTGTATAATTATAAGGCATTTTACAAAATGTGGGTATAGGATGACAATTAATTTTTGTCACGATAAATGGATCAATTTATTTGGATTTAATCAGAAAGTATTTGGCGTTTAAATAATAGTTTCATTGTAATAGCATGTCATTGACAAAAATAGAACATATGTTTACAATTAATAAAAAGGAGAAATATACATATGCAATTATATAATTATTTAAGTTTAATGCCAAAAAATGAGGAGTTAGTTGTATTTGATACAGATTATAATTTTAAAACAAATTATTATAAAGGGGAAGATGACGAATTACGTATATTGTTTTTAAAATTTGCAGATTCATTAACTGTAACACAAATTTCTGCGAAAGGGGTTACAGTCAAACTTGCATCAACAATTAAAGAGAATATTAAAAGTTTGGAAAAAGAAAATTTGTTTGAAATCTATGATATAGAATATATTATGAGTAGATTAGAAAATATTTTGGATGGAAACGTAGATAAAGAATGGATGAAAAAATTTATTCAATGTTTTGAATAATATAGAATGGAATTGTCTTTATAGGCGATTCCATTTGTGTATAATAGAGAATATATAGTAGGAAACCAAGTTTTCTTGTGATAGAGGTGTTAATATGAAAATCAAAAGAATAGTGTATTATTCAGTACCAAGATCAGAATCAAGCATTTGTTCTTGTTGCGGAAAATCTATTCAGAATATATGTAGCATTGAAACCGTAGAAGGAGAACGTTTTAACTTTGGAACAACATGTTTTGATAAGCTGATAAAAGATAAACTTCGGTCATTCCAGAGAAAAGAATACAATCAAGCGATAAAATTTCTGAAGGGATATTATAAACAACAAAAAGTATGGGAAAATATGACAAAAGAAGACTATCTTGATTCAGAAATGTATAGAAGTGCTTGTATATGTGATGGTGGTGCTCCGTGGGAAACAAAAGAAGATTTTGACTCATTTGAAGGCTATAAAAATTGGATGGTAAATGATTTCTTCCCATACAGAATTGCACAAGAAGAAAAGGTAATTGAGAAATACAGTAGAATTGATTTTTGAATAACAATTTGAAATCTAAGTTTACTATGGAATGTAAAGGAGAATAGTAGTGTATGAAAATGACAGTAAGCGATATATTAACAATAACAGGTGGAAATACAAGCTTTTATATTCAAGGAACAACAGAAAAAGACGAAATTGTTCAGTTAGCTTATGGAAAAGTTGATGATATTAAATTTCCGTTAGTTCCATATGGAAAATATGAAGTACAACACATTTCAGTAGATGAAAATTATTTATATATTTGCATAGATGATAATATCAACTTTGCACAAATAAATCCAGAATTAACAGATATTACTTGCGATGGGTTTACAGGCTATATAATATAAAAATACCAAGTAAATTTAACTTTATTTTGGAATAGTATGTAATGTATTTGGAGATTAAATATTATGGATAAAATAGATGACATCAAAAATGATTTGAAAAATGTAAACGAATTGAGAGATATAAAAGGCAATCCAATTGTACAATCAGTTCTTCTATCATCGTTAAAATCAATCCCAGTCATAGGCGATATGATTGATTCTACAACAGAAGTTTTATTAAACGAATTTCAAGAAAAGAAGCAACAAGAACTGATAGATATAATTTTTTCAGATACAAATAATATTACAACAGAAATGGTAAATGATGTAGAGTTCATTGTTAATTTTAATAAAACATTGGAAGCAGTAAGAAGACTTGCAACTAACGATAAAGTAAAATTTTTTGGCAATCTCATGAAAAATGGATATTTAATGGATGAACGTATTGAGAACAGTGTATTTGAAGAATATCTAGATATATTAAATACTTTATCGTATAGAGAAATATGTTTTCTAATTGACTATAAAAAATGGTTAGATAAACATGATCCATTTTTAAAAATAAATAGTTGGAAAAAATTTAAAGAATATTATATACATCAATGTAAATTTAATATTACTTATCAATTAATGGAAAACATATTTTGTAAATTAGCTAATATGGGGTTTGCAAGACTCATATACAGAAAAGAAGAACTTGTTGCATGTGATCGAAATAAGAAAAAACGAAAAAAGAGACAAAAGAAAATAGATAAAAAACCAATATCCGAAGTTTATGATATAAGACTTTCTGTATATTTTTATAGATTTTGTCGCTATATTTTAGATAAAGCAGAACAATAAAACGATATTAGAATATAGTAATTTTATGTGAAATAATATTTAGTTAAATAAGTGCTTGTTTATTTATAGAATAAAATATGTGGGAATAAGGATATTGAGATACATAATAATTTATTATATAAAGGGAGGATATTATGGATAAGCTGGTACAGAAAGTGAATTATAATTTACCAAATTCACCTGCACAGCAATTATATATGTATGGCGAAGCAAGTGTAGAAGCCAATCATGCAATGCAAGAACCACTACAAAAGCTATATCAGTATGAAAATCAACCAGATATGAGAGAAAAAATAAGAGAATATATTGATGAGCTTGATACAGAAATCAAGAGATGTGAGAGTGAACTTATTCTTATTAATTCATCGTATACTCAATCATGTGAACCAAAAAATCCACAAGTGGGGGAAGTTTGGATAGGTCATTCAGATAATAAATATGAGTTACAAAGCAGAATTAATGCGTTAATCGAAGTAAAGAATGATTTACTTGGAAGATTGGAAGAGGTAATATAAATGGATAGAAAACGAAATAATCCTACATGGTGTTGTGATCAAATTGAAGAGAAAATTAAAGATTATAAAATATCTCTTACAGAAATTAAAGGAGAAGAAGTAAAAAGACAGATGGAAATTGTGATTAATGATTTGGAAACAATTCTATACAGGTAGATTAGAGGGGAGGGTGATATAAAATGACTAATGGCATTAAAGAGAAAGACATTCGTGATATGCAAAAATGCTTTGATAAAATGAGATATATTCTAAAAAGGATTCAGGTATATAATCCTGAAGCACAAATTATTTGTATTGAAAGTGATACAATAGCTCTAGTTAATTTCAATGGTGGGTTTATTGATTCAGCTCCACAAATAAAAGATGAACATATTGTTGCAAGTCAAGACATACCAGCAATGGATAACTATTGTTAAAAGAAATGACGATTTCTTGGTAAATAGATAGGAGATGATTAAATGTCGAGAAAGAAAGCAAATAAAGAATTAACCATAGAAGAACAGTTACAACAAGAAAGAGAAAATGGATTAAGTTTTATTAAAGATGAAGTACCACATCTGAATGAGCCAACTTATAGATTTGAAGTAGGAGATAAGGTAAAATATGGTGCATTAAAAGACTGTACAGTAAAAGAAGTGTTGTATGATGGAAAGGTGTATGGTTTACATTGTATTTCTACTAAAACGAGTTATGGGAAAACTTATGAAGAACAGGTATATCGGATTGCCGCATGGGTTGATATTCGACCATTAACAAATGGAAATAGTAATTTTAGCAACAATCAAGAAGTTTTTATTAATTTTAATAATTCAGAAATTGGTTCTATTATCCACAAGTATTATGCTTTTGGAGTAGATATGAATCCTGAATATCAGAGAGGATATGTTTGGGAATTAGAAGATAAACAGTTACTTATAGACAGTATTTTTAACAATATTGATATAGGTAAATTTGCTTTTATCCATTTGGATGATAAGAAATGGGCTGAAACGAGTAATGGATATGAAATACTTGATGGTAAGCAGAGATTAAGCACAATTATTGATTTTTATGAGAATAGATTTCCATATAACGGAGTTTATTACAATGACTTATCGGCTAAAGATAAAAATGTTTTCTTAAATCATCGTGTTGTACAAGGAGAAGTAAGAGAAGCAGATAGAAAGGCAGTATTAAAATATTTCTTAATGCTTAATAGAACTGGAAAGTCAATGGATCAGTCACAGCTTGATAAAGTTGAGAAAATGTTAGAAGAATAACCCAAAGAAAAATTGCTTTCTTGTTGAAAGCAAATCAAATATAGAAATAAGTATTAGAAGCAGAAATCAACTGCTTCTTTTTTGCTTTATAGGAAATTTCTCAAATCGTCAGAAATAGTGTATAATAGGCTGGAAATAA